ATGGGCAGTCCGGAGGCCCTGGTGGATCAATGGTTTAAATTTTACGAAATGACTGTTGTATTTACTGGGGTACACTTTAAGCCGGGGAAGAAGGCTCTTGATAGCTCAACGCTTTCCGGCTCCGTAGTTGACGATATAATCAAGCTGCTCCCCCCGGGATGGGAGTTTAAAAAAGTCAATCTGTACCAATGCGAATATCTCCCATCCGGAGAAGAAGCGGAAGAGCAAGAAAGATGGTTTTTTAATCAGGTCGAAAGGTTTTATGAGAAGACCGGGGGCTTGATCGTTTATGCTTTTTGCGGAAGAATGGTCGAGCAAAGACTCAAAAAATGGTTGGTTCCAGGCACCTATGTTCCGCATCCGGCTTCAATTGTCTACCAAAAGTCAAGGCTCGACTTTATCAGCCATTGCGCTGACATTATTTCCGATCGTGCCCAAGCTCAGGCCGATCTAGTCGAATATATCAATCGTCCGCTATGACCAAGTTCACCGAAAAAGACCTCCTCCTCAAAGGCTTGGTCCCGGACGGCTCCGGCGGCTATGCCAAAAAGCGGAAGGAGAAGAACAGCCAAGCTATCCAGAGCAACCGGGAAGCAGTCCGGGCGCACATGGCCGGGGAGACCTTGCCAAAGGCTCCCGCCAAGAAAAAAAACCAAGGCGAAAGCAAAATTCAGGTTCGGTGCGTGGCTTGGTTTCAGGCTCAGTACAGAGTGAAGTACCCAAAACACTTAATTGCGATCCGGAACGGGGGAAGAGAGACCGGAGACGCCAAGCAGCGGGCAATAAAGGGAGCCAGGAACAAAGCCGAAGGCGTAGTCCCAGGAGCAAGTGATCTTCTTCTTGCGGTGCCTTCCGGTGAGTACCCCGGACTCTGGATAGAGCTTAAAAGGCCCGGACAGTATTTGCGGAAAAACCAACGGGAGTTTCAAGAGCAAATGCGGCGCGTTGGATATGCAGCCACCGATGCCAAAACCGAAGAAGAATTTCAGGCGATTGTCCGGCAATACCTGGAAGAAGGCAGTCTTCTTGACATCAAAGCCTACCGGAAGAGCAGAATAAAGAAAAGCCGGGGCAATGTTTGACTACCGGGAGGTCTATCAGCTTCATGCCCGCTTTTCATCCAGGGGCCGTTCCCGACGGAAGAGTCTCATGGTAAAGAAAAGGATTGCCCTGAAGGTTCCCTTTGCTGAGGCCTTCGAGAAACGCCTTCACAAGAAGTACGACGAATACAGAATTTGGGACATAAGAAAAGCCCCCTCCCCTGGTCTTTTCAAGAACATCTACAAAATCGGGATTAGCTCGGATACCGACCGGCGGGTCGAAGAGATCAACGACGATCCGAAGTCCGGACGGACCGAATACTTCCTACTCTACCCAAGTCAGGCGGCAAGCATCCGTATTCAAATCCGCACCTATTGGCTGGCTTTTTGGCTGCTTCAGATAGGTATATTATGCGCCGTTTCATTATATGTTTTATCTTTACCTCCGTTGACGGTCGACTTTCATTTCATTCTTTTTATCGTGCAAGATGGCTCCGCACAGTCTCGACCGTTTTACAAATCTGTCTTTGGTAGACACCATTAAGACAATCTTCGAAACCTTCCAGGCGACCGACGCAACCGGGGAAGACTTCGAGGCCTACTTTTGGGATGTTCGGTGGGTGGCGATTATCCGGGTGCTCTCCCGGCAATCGCTCGAAAAGAAAATACTATTCATCGTTCTGTACATCGGTCAAGCAAAGCAAGACCGAACGCTTCATCAATCCGTGCGGGATTTCTCCGACTGGTTTGACACCAATTTAGGAAAGACTGATTATGGCAACCAAAGGAAGCACTACCGCCGGATGATGGATGAAGTTTGGTCGGAGGAGCATAAGGTAAACCTATCATGCCCTTTGTCGCAAGACCTTATCCGGCTGCGGGAGCCGGCGAATCTTCCGGACGATAAGAGCTAAAGATTTCGTCGACAATCTCCAGGGCTTTTTCGCTAGACACCCGCTCTTTAGGAGCATTTTTCAAAGCATTTGACTGGAGTAGGTTCCGGATCAGGTCACAATAATCTGAAGGCACTAATACCACAGAAATCCCCATCCGTTCCAACATGACTGTGACGTCATCCAGTTTGTCCAGCTTTCGACGGAAGTCTCTTGGTCGATTATTGTAAGGGCTTTCCGGGATTACGTCCTTGTAGGAAAACTTCTTATTTGCACTGGGGTATCCCACTAGTTCTTTGAGGTCTTGACGATTCATTGCAGAAATTTATTTCATTAATTTCAGTAAAAGTACAACAATCTTATTAGAGTATTTGTTTTGTATGGGAATAGAGCATGAAAAACCGATTGCTCAAAAATTCCTTAGCAATGACAGTAATCCGTAACGAAGTCGAGGTCCAGTTGAAGCCTGTTTTTTACGTTGACAGGAAAGACCTGAAGATCAACAAATACCAAGTCTACGACTTCAATATCGCGGAATCGTGGGTGATTGGCCGGAGAGGGAGGCAGCGAACCTACTTGCCCGAAAACATTAGCATAAGAGCCACGAGGGAGGACGCGGAGAAAGCGATAGCCGCAGCGATGGAGATAGAAGTCGAAAAAATGGAAAGACGCCTCCAAGAAATGCAAGATTGGCTCCAGGCCAATGATTGGCCTTTGGATGTCCTGAAGATCAATCTCAAGGACAAAAGGGCAACGCAAGAGATATAAATCAGAAAGCCCCCTTCCGAAACTTGTTCGGTTGGGGGCCTTTCCTTAGCAATAGAATCCAAACGCTCCTTTTGCCGGATAAGTTTACTAAAAGACCAAAAATTCCACTACTTCATCATTTACCTTGCGTCTGCGGGGTGGAGAAGCGTGTTATCTCGCCGGGATAACTACCCCGGAGATCGCAGGTTCGAATCCTGCTCCCGCTACTCGTTCTCTTTTGATCCCTCAACAAGGGATTGCCTTGCCCTAAGCTGCTGCCTTTGCCTTGCAAAGGTGTTCGCCCGGGGCATTATTGTTTCTGCCTATGCCGGGAAAGATTAAAATCGACATGGACCTTGTAGACCGTCTCCTCGAACAAGGGGCGGACGCTTTTCAAATCGCTAAGGTTTGCGGGGTTCATGCCGACACCATCAGGAACCGGATTAAATCGATTCATAAAAAGAATTTCCAGGATTACAGGGCGGAAAAGCTCAGAAAGATAGACTGGAATGAGTTCGAGAAGCTTATGACTGCGGGGTCTTCGGTCAGGGAGGCATCGGCATTTTTCGGGTTCAATGAGGGCTATTTCTACGCCCGGGTGAAGGAGCATTATGGCGTTTCGAAAACTTCGGAAGTAAAAGAGAGATTCCAGGCTAAAGGCAATGCTGAAATCAGGCTCAAGCAGTACGAACTAGGGCAAGGTGAAAAGCATCCGGCAATGTTGATTTGGCTGGGCAAGAATCGCCTCGGTCAATCCGATAAGCAGGAAACGAAGGTAGAAGCTCAGGTCGGTATTCAATCAATCAACTTCAGCAAACCCACAAATTCAGAAGAGGAAGAATGAGCCAGCCACCGCAAGGCAAGGTTATGGATTTTCAGGTTCAGTCTTCCGCTCAGGAACAGGCTTGGGCCTATCTTTTCGATAAGACTACCCGGTCTATTGGCTTCGGTGGTGGTGGCGGTGGAGGAAAGTCTTTCAACGGTGCCGCCTGGGTGTGGATGATGTGCAACCGTTATCCCGGGGTTCGGTACTTCTTCGGCCGTAAGGAGTTAAAGCGACTGAAGCAATCTACCCTGGTCAGCTATTACGAGTTTTGCGACGCCTACGGGGTGCCGGAATTCCAGCGGGGCCGGTTCAATGAGAACAGCAGTACGATATTTTTCCAGAACGGTTCCGAAATCGTTTTGCTTGACCTGAAGTACAAACCCTCCGATCCGCTCGGGGGCTCCTTCGGTTCACTACTCTTTACCGGGGGATTCATCGACGAAAGCTATGAAATCCCCTACACCTACATTGAAGTCCTTTACTCCCGTATTGGCCGATGGAAGAATGAGGAGTACCAGATCACACCCAAAATCCTGGAGGCATCCAACCCGGATAAAGGGCATTTTTACAAACGATTTTATGTCCCTTTCCGGGAAGGCAAGGAAACGAAGGACGCCAAGTTTGTCCCGGCCCTGGCAATCGACCGGCTCAAGAGGCCTAAGTATTTCCGCAAGTTCCGCAAGCTCCACTCCTCCGACATAAACACCGGGGCGGGCATCTACGTCGAAAACCTCCTCCGGCTGGGTAAGCAGATGCAGGAGCGGCTTTTGTGGGGAAACTTCGAGTACGACGACGACCCCCTCGCGTTGATCGAGTACGACGACATTCAGAGCTTTTTCGACTCCCGCCATTTGGTCCCTGCCGGTCAGCGGTATTTGACGGCAGACGTCGCACTCCGCGGCTCCGACCTTTTCGTAATTACTGTATGGGAGGGCTCCGTCGTGATCCATCTGGAGTTCATGGAGAAGTCCGGGGGCCGGGAAGTTCTGGATAAGATCAAGGAGCTACAACGCCGCTTCAAGGTGAAGGAGCGAAACATCACTTACGATTCCGACGGCGTCGGCGGGTTTGTCGGGGGGAAAGGCGGCTTCCTTCCGCACTCCCGCCCGTTTGTGAACGGCGGCTCCCCTATGAAGTACAAAGGTCAGGTCGAAAACTACCAAAACCTGAAAACGCAATGCCTTTACCACTTTGCCCAGGAAGTGACCGACGGGACAATCGGCTTTGCTGCGGACATATCCCCGGGCACCCGGGAACTGATTGAAGAGGAAATGCAGCAAATCAAAAGGTTGTCCCTCGATGAAGAAGGGCGACTCCGCCTCAAGCGAAAGGACGACATACGAAGAGACATTGGCCGGTCTCCTGACTTTACCGACGCCCTGGCAATGAGAATGGTTTTCAAATTTATCGGCCGCAAAAAACTGGAATACGCATGACCATCGAAGAAGCAAAGGAGGAAATCCGGTTGGCAATCTTGGAGGAGGACACCTTCAAGCACCTGGATACCGTCCGCGAAATGTCTGTGTGGCTTAATCGAATGGTATCCGGTAAGGATCAGGAAGATTGGGTCCGCAATGTTCGCCCCGACGAAACCGACCGGGAGAAGGAGCACCGAATCCGGGTTTACAAGCCGGTCACGAAGTCCTGCATCAATCCCGTCCGTTCTTTCTACCGGAAGATTTACCGCGTGGACGGCATCCGGTCAGTAATTGGTGAGGAGGAAGAGGAGGCAGTCCGGGAAGCCATTGACAACTTCCACGGCGGAGAGTCCCTTTTCGAGTACATCAAGAAGCGGCAACCGATTATGGAGTTTTCCGACCCCAACGGGTATTTGGTAGTTGGTGTTGACGTTGAACGGGACGCTGTGGCCGTCCGGGGAATGTCTGTCTTCCCTATCGAAGTGCCAAGCTCCGAGATTGTCCGCAAGCAGGAAGTCAACGGTCTTACCCAATGGATCATCCGGGCCCAAGTCCTGAGCCGGGAAGAAGACAGGGAGGTAAAGGTCTTCACGCTGTACGGCCCCGGCATTGTCCTGGTTTACGAGGAAATGGAAGAGGGGCAAGTCCCCGAAGAAGGGCAAGAGATTGACTTCGTCGACGGTGAAAACTCAGAGACCTACATCGTGACGGCCGTTGAAAACAATCTGGTCACGGAATTTCCCGGCATCCGCTGGGGGGCATACCTCCATGAGTCTGGTGAGTATTGCGTCTCCGCCATTGATCCGGCCTCCGACACCCTGGACGAACTGGTCTACAAAAAAGCCATTTACGACGTGGCCTTTGACAACCACGTCCGCCCCCACCGTTACGAGTACGACGATCCGTGCGATTACGAAAGTGAAAAAGGAAGCTGTCAAGGACGAGGTTATCTGAACCCCTACGAGGTCAAGAACCGGGAACACAAGCACATTTGTCCGGAGTGTAAGGGGACAGGATCAAAGAAGCGGACCGAGTCCAATGTTACCAAATTGGTAATGCCTGACTACGACGCCGCGGGCGAAATCTTCCCGCTGGAGAAACTGTATCATTACGAAATGCCTGACCTGGATACCGTCCGGGAGATCAAAGGTGAAATTGAGGACTTGAAGCGGTCTATCCCTGTTTCCATCTTCTCCGCCCAGGCAGAGAATACCCCGGTTGTCTCAAAGACAGCAACAGAGAACTTGATCGAGGCCGACCAGATCAACAACCGGGTTTTCCCGGTAGCTCAACAAGCCTCCCGGATATGGGTGAAGGTGGTCCGGATTACGGGGATGTATATGAACCGGGAAGTAGAACCGAGCCATTCCTTCCCCGAAAACCTGAAGCTCGAAAGCCTTTCTCAGCTTATCGCCCGCCTTGCATCCGCCAAGGACGCCGGGGCCACCCAAGAGGCAATCTTCGCCTTTCAATGCGAGATCACGGAGAAGACACACGCCGGGAACATGGCCTCCGTTGAAAATATGAAGGCCTTTGAGCGGCATCGACCTTGGCGGTCACTCCCCGAGGGCATGATCGAGGCAATTCGCAGAGAGCGGGGCCCGGAGGACTACGACCGGAAGCTCCTGGAGAACTTCGACACGGTCAAAACCGAAATCCTGGAAGAGCGGCCCAACTTCTACGAGATTGATTTTGCCCAGCAAAAGCGATTGATCCGGGCCAAGCTCGACCAACTAGAAATTATCCGGGCGACTGATTCAGAACCACAACAACCATTTACCGATGAACTGGAAGAAGGCGAGGAGGGCGAGAGCCGCACTAATCCGGAGGCTGGACCGCCAACTCGCGGAGGAAGTCCTCAAGGCGGAGAAGTCCCTCAACCTGCGGCTGGGGTCTCAACTGGCGGGGCTGAAGGTGGACAGTAGCGGCAACCTACGGCCGACGGCTGGGAACGTTGCTTTTGCCAATGCCCTAAACCAGCTATTCGACGAATTCACACGGGAGCAACGATCTTCCGGAGTGGTGAGGTTCATTGTGGACGCCGTGAAGAAGGTACTCGGGGCAAATCGCCGGTACTTCAACCAAGTACGGAAGGGCGGGCCACACGAAGAAGCCGCCAACCGGGTATTGGCTGGGCTTGGGTATGTTCGGGGGAAGATCAAAAAGGGATCGTGGCTCGACGAGGTTAGCCGGATGAATTCCGTCCGCTCGGCCTTGCTCAGCCGGATTCAGTCCGCGATCATCGGTGCTGCCTCCTTTGCCCTCCTCCTAGAAGGTCTCAAAGAAATGTTTTCCCGGGGACTCCTCCGCCGGTTCTTTCAGCGGAACGCCAGCGAGGTTTTTGTCCGCTCAGACCGGGCAACGCAGAACTACTACTCCCGCCGGCTCGGGCTTATTCACGCCCTTTACGCGGGAACGATCAAGAACAACACCCGGGCTTTCTGTCGGGCTCGGGTTCAGGGAGTCTATACCCGGGACGAAATCACCAAATGGCAGGATCAGGAGTGGCAAGGGAAGATCCCCGGTGCCGACGTGAAAGTCGTACTCGGGGGCTACAACTGCCGCCACCACCTTAGCTGGATCACTCCGGAGATTGCTGAAGCCCTTGGTCCGATCAACACTTACCGCGAATGACCACCTTCGAAGACACATACCAATTCTTTGTTGTGGTTGGCAACAATGAACGCCGGGTGAACCCCCTGGCGGCGGATATTGTCTTCGACGACGTGCCCGACGGCAAGGTTGACTACCGCCGGGAGCTAAACACGAACCTCACCTTTGTCGAAGAGGACTTCCAGTTCTTTTGGGCGGCGTATCAGTCCGTTGGGATTTGCTCTCGCCATGAACTGCGGATTTACCACGAATCCGTCCTCCGCTTCGAGTGCATCCTCGCAGCAAGTTCAGCCAATTGGACTTCCCGGGACGGTGCCGTCACCTTTACCCCGATCAACGTAGAAGACAACGATTGTCTGGAGGAGAACCTACGGACGGAAAAGAACATTTTCAACTTCCCGGCATTAGGCCCGCTCCGGGTGCTTATTGGGGAGCCTTCCCAGGTCGTTACGTGTACCCGGACCACGTCCGGCAATTTCCCTGAGTCACTTATCCACCTTGCTTCCGATCCCCCAACGGGATGCCTCCCGGATAATATTGGGTGGACAGTTACCCGCCGGACGCTGGATAAGACCGTCGAGACGGACATTTTCGGACAAACTACGGTAACGGTCGTAGATACGGCAGAATTCCAGCGGGAAGAGTTCACTTCCAACCTCCAGCCTCCCGGGGAGGGATGGGTCCAGCTCGGGGGCGGTCTGTGGGCCCGCCAACTGTTCACCGGGGCGGTGCAAGATAGCCGGGTAGATATTTCCGTTGGCAATCCCTACACCTACCAGGAGCAACGAGTCTTCAGCATCTTCGGCCAGGACGAAGCGAACCTCCCGGACAACGGGGTTTTACTGGTGGACATTTTGGAAGGGCTTGTGGCCGACTGCGGGCTCGACATAGTCAGCAACTTTCTCGGGATCAATCCGGCTCCGCCCTACGTCAACAATACGGCTTACCGGGCGGCGAAGAATTACAAAGAGGTGGTGATCTTCCAGAAGACCGATATTCTCCTCGCTGACGCCGCCGAAAACGCCACCAAAGGGGAAATCAGCCTGGAAGACTTCTTCGAATTCCTGGAGGGGCTGCAAATTTATCGCAGGGTCCGGGGCAATACCCTTCGCCTGGAGCACATAAGCTGGTTTGAGGTCAACGGTCTGGACGTCTCCGCACACCCGGACATTGAAGACTGCACCGACTTTACCAACAACCCTGAAGACTTCCCCCGCCGGGAGGAGTTCGAATGGATGGATCAGCAACGAGACCTCGACTTCGACGGGGTTCCGATTGTGTACGATCGTTATTGCGCCACCGGCGATCCTCGCCCGATCAAGGTCTCCAAGGTCAGCACGAACATAGCCGATATGCAAGCCAACCCCGACCGCTACGCGAATCAGGGTTTTGCCGCGGTTGCCACCACCATCTACCAGGGCGAACGGTACATCCTCCAAGGGCCCCCGATCAATGGGCCGACAGCACTCCTCAACGCCCCCTTTGCGTGGTCCGTCATTCAACGCGACCTGTACCAGAACAACCGGCCGCTGCCCGAGGGCACCATGAACAATCAGTTCACGGAATTCGAAACGGTGGAGCCCTACAAAGAACAGGAGCCGTTGGTCCTGTCCATGACCATCCCGGAATACTTTGCATTTGATCCCAGCCGCCGGGTAAACTCGCAGCTTGGTTGGGGCAAGGTCTCGAAGTGTTCTTTCTCTTCATTTGCGGCCCGCCTGTCGCTCAACCTGAAGCACGATGAATAACCCTATCAACCCGTTTACTTCAATGCCCCTCTTCGAGCGTCCGGAGGAGCAAAGCAGATACCGGAACTTCGGTCAGGCTCTCGCGTGTCCGGTAAATGAAATTCCGTCCCTTCAGGCGACGTTCCCGGCTCCTATGGCGGCAACGATTAAGGGCTTCCTGATGAAAGACGACGGCCGGGTCGTGCTCTTCCTGGAGTCCGGTTACTTCAACTTCATCAATTTGGGGGCGACTTATCAGGTGACGTTTGGCGGGCAAAACTTCCCCCAGGCAGAACCGGGCTTTTATCAGTTCGTGTTGAACCTGGACGGGAAGAATTACTACTCCGATTGGTTTGAGCTTGTGGAATCCCCGGACGCGGCCAACATTCAGTTTACCATGAACGGGGCGGCTATCCAGGCGACCGCCTTCCTCTCCGCCGGAGTCTCTTCTCAGTCATGGGAAGCGTTCAACCCCACAACGGAGACTTGGGACTTGGTCAGCAGTTCAGCCAGCTACACCGTGAACACCGGCACCTACTCGCAAGACGTAGTCCCCTTGCGATACCGGGCCGTCTCCCCCGTCTACACGCACCAGCGGTTTGTCAATTACTTCCAGATGGGCGGGACACCCTACTTTGCCGAAGTCCCGGGAAGTGCCGCACCCCCTCCCTCTTCCGACCTGTATCGGATAGAATACTGGAGCAACGACAATCGATTCGGAGTCACCTTCTCGACCGGCTTCCGGCAGAAACTCCTACTCCGGGGAACCTTCGGGGCCCCGCAGATTGACCGCTCCGAAGTGGTGGACCAAACGAAGAAAGGCGAAATCCGGCAGCGGGCAAGCGTCGTGAAGCCCCGGCAGCAACTAGTTTGCGTAGGCCTTCCAGATCACTACGTCCCCGTCCTCGAGGTTATCAGGGACCACGATCACGTACTGATTACCCGGATAGTCGACGGGATTCAATTCTCAGTCTCAGAAGTGGAGTTCGACCACTCCGAAGGCGGCGATCCGCTTACCGTCAACGGAACCCTTTCGTTCGTCAATAACATTTTCGTCAAACCAGGACAGCCGAAGCAATGACAATGAAAGAAAGGGCCGCACAACTCCGCAAGGCCAGGGCGGAAATGAGAAAAACTTTGGTTGACGATGCTATCGCCTCCGGCTTCAACCTTTCCGCCTTGGTGAAGGCGAGAGTTCAACGCCGCGGGGAAGATTACCAGGGCAAGGACTTCCCGCCATACACCGACGATTACGCAGAGCGTGGCCGGCGGGACTTGGGCTACCAGGATGAATACTTCGACTTTACCCGCACCGGGGAGGCCTGGAAGTCCGTCGGGGTGTTCGTCAAGGCCAAAGACGACGACAGCGTCACGGTATCTATCCGGTCTGACTCCCCTTCCAATCAGGTGAAGTTTGCTGGGGCTGTCCGCAAGCGGGGGAACATTCTCAGGTCTTCGGAGCAAGAGCGGTCCCTCGTTCTCAAAGATTTCGCTAACCGGCGTCGTGAACGCTTCCAAAAGCTGATGAATGAACAGTAGCTTATTGATAACCAAGATTATCACCTACGAGGAAGACCCCGACAAGGAAAGGCAAGCAGAACTGTGCGACACGGTTCCCGACCGGGAAGACCAAATGGTCGACTGCGTGATTGATTTAGCCGAAGTCTCCGCCGCTTATCGATGCCGGGTCAAATACGGCGGCTCCCTGATAAACGGAACTTCCGTCTACCTCAAAAACGGGGAGTGCTTCAGCGTCCTTGCACAATTCCCGGAAGTCTTAAAATTATTGAAGAATGATAGAATTGGCATTATCAGCCGCAGCCCAAAGAATAACTGAAATCCCTTGGGTGGAGCGATACGGCGGCATTTCCCGCCCGGTTAAAATCCCGTTGCAAGGGGCTCAGGATGTTCCGATTTATCGGACCTACCCTATCCGGCAAGGCATATCCGATTCAGAGTGCTACCAGCAAAACGGCTACCTGGAGCTTGTCCCCGACGAACGCTACCTGAACCTTACCTACATGGAGGTCTTGCGGCCCATGGCTGAAGTCACCGGGCAGACCTACGGGAATTTCCAGTTCCGTGGCCGAGTCCGGTTGGTGTTTTGGCTCAACCTCCCGAAGATGGGCGTCCACATTGATAACATCGTCGGTTACGCTGGAATCGCTGCCCGGGACATTATCGCCGCCCTGAGCGGAGACGGTCCAGACAATGCCGGTGGCCGGTATATGTACTCCAATTTCTCGGTATTGACTTCGGATATGTCCGTTTTCTCCCGCTACGACTACGGGCCGGACGCGGACGCCCTGATGTTGTACCCCTTCGACTTCGGGGCCGTTGACTTCGACGTCGATTACCTATTCTCTCAAAACTGCGTCTCCCCGCTTGCCGTGGGAGCCCCGATAGAATGTGTCCAGGAATGGAAGTTCTCAGCACCCACCTAACCGAAGCCCTGGTCTTCGCTTCGGCTGCTTACGCCTACTCCCAGGTGGTTGAGCCGGACGAATTACTCGGGTTTTGGGGAAAGATCATCAACAAGATCGTTCACGGTCACGAACACCCGCCGGACCCTGACGATTTACCACCCTTTCGGTGGATCATTTACAAGTACACATTTTGCCCGTTTTGCATTGCGGGAGCTACTAGCTTGCTTTATGCCCTTTGGCATTTCTTCTTCTTCGGATCAGTTGAGGAAATCGCAGTAGTTCCCCTGGCAATGACGGCCGTAAGAATTATTGAAGGATGGACAACGTAAAACCAAACGAGTTCTCCCCGCTGAGGGAGGCAAAGCCGCTCCCCGAGGGAGACACATTCACCGCCAACGGAAATACCTACCGTTGGATTCCAGTCGACAAAATCGGTATTTCCCGGTGGTCGATCATTGCCAACCTCCTGGACTTACTTTACTCAGGGTTTGATTCTTTCGAGTCTATCCGGCAATACATGGTGGAGACCCAAAAAGAAATCATGCCCATGCCGGACCCGGAGGTCAAGCTCTATGTCTTCCGGCGGCTGCAAACCTACCTCGACAACATCGTCCGGAAGAGCCAGGACCGCTACCACCTGAGCCTACACATTTGCACCCTTATTTGTCTCAAGGAAGGCGACGACATACGGGACTACGACCAAGACCGGGCAAACGCCTACATTTCCGATTGGGCTGCTGAAGGATATTCCCATGTGTCTTTTTTCGCCATAGCCGGAGGATTGTCGGAAGAGTTTGCGACAGACTTCCGGCAGACCCAAAAAAGACTACTGGAAGAGGAAAAGACTCTCCGGGCCGCTACCGCTGGGAAATAAAGAACGTCGACGGAGTAGGCAAGCCCGTTGCCGTGGATCAATGGGTGGAACGTCGGCAAAACGTCCTGAGAAGTATCGAGATAGTGGCCGGCTTCACCAACTTCACGTCTACCGAAGCCATGGACCTTCCGGTATGGGACTTTTACGCGCTGCTCTTCGAGGCTCAGGACAGGGCCGCAAAAGCAAAACAAAAGACGAAGTCAACCAAAAGGTAGCAGTTCCGCGTTTCAGGGTAAACAAATCCTTAGTAATGCGATTCCTTGCCCTTGCTTTCCTCCTCTCTCTCGCCTTTTCCTGCTCCTCTCCCGCTCCTGAAGCTCCAGACGTCCGAACGGAATTTCTCCTCGCCAATGCGGAGATTTACAAGACCTTCGACGCCATGGAGTCCGGGGAGCTTTCCGAAGCCCAGGGAAGTGCCAAGCTCCGAGAACTTTCCTCCAAAATAGACCAAATGGCCCGGGAGTTCTCCGGAGTCGATACCATCCTCGAAAAGTGGTCCGGGCAATACCTCTTGATGGAAGAGAACCGATACCGGATTAACGCGGCCAGGAAGAATAAATAATAAAGCAAATTAGCGGAACCCAGGGCCAAATAGTGCCGGGGTAATTGAAGTCCAATGCTATTGTAGAAAATAGCGACGCGGCAAGCAAACCGCCATGGGCTTTCTGGAGTTTATCTTTCATTTTTTTTGCTGTTTGTGAACCGTCAAGGATTGCTTGACAGTTGGAATAAATATGCGACTGCGGCAGCACGTCAGCTCCCCGTAAGCGTAAGGGAGAAACTGCTATGCTTGCTCAGGCCGTTCGTGTCAACTGTGCCACCGCAGCGCATAATTTTGGACCGTCAAACGTGGTCCTTGCAAGATAAATACTCTTCTTCGGTGACTTCGATTGCTGAGTGAAGGACGAAGTTGTGAAAATCCGGATCGTCCTCGCCTTCTTTCTGAATCTTCAGCCAGTAATCCGCGGGGGACAAATCGGTGAAGTCATTCCAAATATCCCTTGCCCCACTTGCTTTGTTTATCGCTGAATAAGTGATAAAGTAGTATTTCTTCATTGCGTTCGATTATCCAGGTTATTTGAAGAAGTTTCTTCCAGGTCAACCCCTCTTTTTTTGGCTGTTCCCTTTATGTACTCCGCCAACTCAAAATTCTCTTTTTTCACGGCGTCGTCAAGATGGAATTTCAAGAAATGATTTGGCGTTCGATCAACCGCCCCTTTATACCATTCCAGGTTTTGAAGATACTCTTCGTGAGTTTCTTCCGGGAGGTTATTTAGCCAATCATTTATTAACCGAGCGTACACGTTAAATTGTTTATCGGAAGTTAGATCAACCCCTTTTGAGCGGCCTCTTCCCAGGTTTCCGTGTCGGAAGATAGCCGGATGAAGATTGCGAAAAGTTTGACGAGTTCTTCTTCTTTTCTTGACGCCTTATGGTCCAAGGCTATGAGCCCATGCCTCGCCGCATTTACAATAGTGACGAAGCAGTCTAACCCCGGATCAAAGTCTTCGTGTGCTTTCGCTACGACTTCAGCCAGGATTGCAGCCTGAGACACGCCCCGGGACTTTGCCATGTCCACAATCTTCGCGTGGGTCTCCGGCGGGAGCCGGTAGGTTTGCTGTTTCTTGCTCATGGTGTTATTAGTTTGTTTCGACGGTCCAATCGCCCTGGTAATCTAATTCACCGTGGCCACTACTGACCCGAAAGCCGTTGTTTACAATATACTCCGCATCTTCACAGAGCACTAATACTGCCCCTTGCGGGATGTTCAGGATTTTAGCCAGTTCCCGCACCGTGATAAGTTCGGTCTTTTGGCGGTCCTTTACGAGATTTTTGAGGCAGCGGACCTTCCGCTTCCACGTTTCGAGGGGCATTGCTTTGACGTATGTGTATCCGTCGATTGGCTTGCTCAGGTTCTCCATCCACACCCCGGGAAGGAAGGCCTCTTCAGGCCAGGAATGATTTTTGGTTGCCGTGATCCATGGCAAGTCATTGACTATCCCCTCCCTCCAGAAAACAGCCACAGGGCAATTGAATAGACAATGCCACCGCAATATGACACGGTCTTTGGGCGGTTCGCTATAATTCCAGTTCATAACTATTTCTTTTTGAGTGATTCCACAATTAGCAAAGAAAGCATTTCAGGGGAGACCTCTTCCCCGGGGGTGACGTCGTGGGCCCGCAGAACCTTGCGCGTGAACGACCATTTGGCGCGAAATCCGTTGTGGTTGAGGTCCGTGTACACTATCTCCTTTTGAGGGGCGCAGCCGGAAAGGAGGAAGGCAATAACGATACACCATATCGCGGAAACTATCACAGCCTGAAAAATTGATCCTGCGATAAATCCTTTGCGGAGACCGACTTCTTCTCCGTGGTCATAAGCCCGTTGCTCGTTGTCGTTGTAGTATTCGTCGTAGTCCAGTAAATCATTCATCGTTGGTTTCTTTATCCGCCGGGGCGGGGCGGTTATTTAAACTCAGGCTCGCACATGGCTTCCGATACGTTAAGGCCGTAAAAAGGGTACGACCCTAAAACCCGAACGGTAACTTTTTCCAGCTTGTAACAATGGCGCTTTTTTGAATATTCGGCCTTTCGGTTGAACCGATCCAACATGAAGCCCGCACACTCAAAAAGGTCTACATCTTCACCTTCTTCTGCGTAGTTGTGCTTCATTAGGTCTGCCTTGGAGTAAAATTCTTCTCCATATTCGCCGCCATTTGTGGCATAGTATAGTTTGTATTTTGTAGGCATCACTTATTCTTTATCCCCTTGCGGGGTATTAATGTTGTGCTTTTCCAGTACCTCTCCGAGTTCTAAAGCGAACCAAGGCCCTTCAGTCCCAGGCGGGCACCAATCAGGGTTCGGAGTCTTGATCTTAATTGCTTTCAACTGGATAACGAACCAAGGACGGTGCCAGCCATATCCGTTTATAAACGTGACCGTCTTCTTCTTGAATCGGTTGTAATCCTTGCCGGGGATTACTGTAAATCCCAGCAAATCTCTTCCGGTGAATCGCTTGATGTACCGCTGATTTAGGGCCCGATATTCATCCTTTTTGATCCCGGCCAAAATCATATCAAAAAACTCTTTTTTGATCGGCAGGAAGATGGTGTCATTCATTGGGCTATTCCTTTACGCTGTTTTGCCAAAAGAAGTAAGCCCGCATCTTCAGATAACAGGTGTCCGTGCTTACGACGCGATTGTCGGCAGCGGTGTAAACCTCCCATTTGCCACGCATTAAGACCAGCTTCCCATTGTTTAAAGCCCCTATCCGGTACGGAGTCTGAGAAAGATCGTAGTCGCAATGCGACTTCACTTTCGACCTGGAGTAGATTTTGTCCGAAAATGAATTGACGTAGAAGAAGTGATCCGCTGCGAGGTATAATCCTACAAAGATTAAGGCAGCGACCAGGAAGTTTTTTATAGTCTCCATGGTGTTTTCAGTTTTGAGGGGTGTAGGGCTCTTTCTTTTGTCCGGTCAAGTCAGACATAGATATATCATCCAGAGCTAGAGACACCAAAAGGTTCCGGCCGCGCTCTATCCCCTCGTTGTAGATTTTGTCATACTGCTCCCGAACAGCCTTATCAATGGATGGCTGTATTTCGGCTTCTCTTTGCTCAAGGGACTTGATTTTGTCTCGGATGTTGAAGGCAAAATCCCGGACAGCGTAATACACTTTTCCCGGAACGACAAACCAATCATCAGAGGTAAGGGCCGATCCATTAAAGTCTTTTTCGTGGCGAATACTTTTAGCGTTCGGATTGTGTACAGACCTGAAAAGCGAACGCACAAATCGGTCCAATTCGTCGTTGTGGAAGAAGTACCAAGTCATACGAAACGAAACGTATTCCATAGCCTCGACAACCTGGACGGATTTACCCTTTTCCATCGTTTTCATGCAATCAGGACAAAGAAGGTTTTTTCTCCGTCTTGGGGCTTCTGCCCCCAACCTGTTGCAGCCTTGGCATGGTTCCTTGCCGCTATACATTCCACGCATAATTATTGTTTCTCAGGGTTATCGCTATTGGTTTTGTCCAGGTCGACGGCAATTAGTCCGCGTTCCTTGGCTAACTCTCGGGCTCCATTGTGGGCGTGAAAAGACGTGATGTAGACGCCTTCGTCTGTCCATTTGCCACCTTCGAATACTTCCAGGAGGAAGCCGCCGGGATATTCACCGACCACGTACTCCAGGCGTTTGTTGGTGCTCTTCTTGGTGTAGCAAGCAGCGGAGCAAGTGCCAGTTGCTAAGACCGCCGATTCTTTGCCGTAGGCTCGGGCAACTTGTTTGGGGTCGAAATCTTCTTTGCAGTAGTTACAGGTCATTATTTTTCATTTTGAGGGCGGAGCTTTCGCCCCGCCCGTTGTTTTGCTGAGTCTTAGGCCCACAGTTTTTTAGCGGTCTCCAGCTTCTTCGCCATTTCCTTTTTGTGATTGTTGGCATACGTTAGGGAAAAGCTATGTCGGCGTTCACGCTTCGGGGTAGCCTTGATCCTGGCGTGTTCCTTTTCGGCCTCCTCCAGTTTGTAGGCGAAATACTCCAGGCTCTCAGGCATCGACAAATCAATCTTATCGGTAAGGCTTTCCCAATACTCTGCCCGGGAAGCGTACTCTTCGGCTTGCTTGGTGTATTCGACAGACTTCGCCATGCGTTTGTGATTCCGCTCGATCAAAGCACGGTGGCGTTTTTCTGAGTGGTGTCCTACTTTGATCGGTTCGGCCAACACCAGGAAGTCCGCTCCCTCCTGAGCCGCCTTCCAACGTTCAGTTGATTTGGCGTTGGCATTGCCGGCGGCGTTGTTCAGTCGTTCAGCCTTTCGGCGGGCGCGTTCCCGCGAATCGAATCCGTCGGCCCGGGTGATGGAATAGAGGAATTTGTCGTCTCTCGTTTTGCCCAGGAAGTTGTGGACGATGCACTCGTTTTCTTTGCCGTACTTGGTCGTGACGATGATCTCTTCGCCTTTTTCGTGTTGCTCTTCACAAAGAGCAACGAAGACGTTAGGACAGTATTTTTTGTAAGTATTCATTGCTAAGGATTGATTGATTTAGTTAGGGCATGATCTTCACCATGTCCATATTGTAGTTGCTCAGGTTGTCTTTGGCCCAGGCTTCGCCTTCCTCCAGGGAACCGAAATACTTCCGGACTTCGCGGAAGTCGTGATCTTTGGAAAGGTAGTCGACGTAAGCCTTGGGCTCGTAAGTCCAAACGACTTCAAAATCTTCGTTCGTTATTGTTACGCCTTGGATATTTGCTTCCGCGAATCTCTTGCCGTCTTCTTTGAGAAGATGAAGTTGTCCTTCGTTCGCTCCTCTCCAGAAGTCGGGAGTTCCGCCAATGTTCTTTAGGTATCTCAGGTGATCGCCAAGCGAACCTTGGTCAAATTCCTTTCCAGATAGAAAAAGTAGGTAGTCCATTGCTAAGGATTGATTTTGTGATTAAATGGGCCCCATGCAGAATCCGTCTTCATCGTATGCTTCGATGATAGACTTGCCTTTTTCGTTGGAACGGACCTTGTAGCTCCAGGCCTCTTCGGGACTATCTTCATACGCTAACTTTTCGTCCGCGTTGATTTGGTCGGCTACCGCTTTAGCGGCCTCGGGGGTGGGGTAAACAGTATGTCGGTGCATGATTTTTATTTTTATTGATTGCATTTGTTTGCTTTCGCCTTTGCGAGTCTTTCGACCTGTTTTGCGTTCCATACCTGAGCAGACTTCCATGTAGGGTAAGCGGTTACACATCTTTCGTGCCCAAATTCGTTGTAAACACCAGTAAGACAGGCGTGGGGGTGCCAGCTTTTAAAGTCTTCGGGACCAACCTCTTTGCGGCGAACGTGGTGGGTTGTGCGAAAGCCTGTTAATACGTCTCGATCCTCCAGATAGTAGGTCTTGCGAAAGCCTCCTCCACACGTCAGGTACAAATTGTTTGCATCTAAAAGGGATTGAGTTTTTTTGCTGAGTTTCATTGCTAAGGGGATTGATTGATTAAAGGCCTACCAGTTACAGACCAAATTTTGGTTTCTCAATCCTGGTCTGTAATCGCCAAAACTAAAAACCTGCCTAGTCGGTCCATTGTAAAATGCTTGCGTATATACGCGGGAGTGGTACATAACCTTTCCTTCCTCGAAGCAGAAAAATTCCACTTCAGTCATTTGGGCGGAAAAGTCTTGCGACCATTTTTGCCACCAGTTTTCGAATGACTTCCTAGAAAGATAGTCGGAGCACATTTGCTCTCCACCTTGTTTCCATTTGAGCACATATCCATTTGCCAACATAGCGTGTCTTATTTGATTGCCTTACAAATGTAGGGCTAAATTCTATTTTATGCAATCTTTTCGGAATGTTTTTAGAATTTTAGAAATCTATTTTACTTTTCTGTGACAATTGCTTGTTGACCAAAAGACTGTATTCCAGCGGTTTATTGCGGATAAATTGCGGAATGATTATTGAAGAGGTAGTAAAATTTGTCACGGACAATACGGGGCTGGCTTCGTCTGCGGATGAACTGGACAGGGTCAATAATTTGTTAGACGGGGTTCGGGATAAGGCTACGAAAGCGTTCGACGAAGCTCGGGGGGCAATTCGTTCCTACAATGAAGAGGCGAAAAAGAACGTCAGAGAAACGGCAAGGGCGGAAACTCAGGCGAAAAGGTGGAACAGGTCTTTGCAGGGGGTGAAGGCGTCTATTGCGGATCAGGTGAAGAGCTTCAGGATATTAGGCGTGGAGGTCGGCCAATACCAGGAGGCAATTTCTTTGGCGCGTTCCGGATCGGCCTCGTTTCGTCAGGGACTCACCCAGGCGGGCGTTGCTGCGGGGAATGTCCGCAAGGTCATGCTTGCCCTCAACTTGTCGTTGGGGCTTATCGGTGTGGCTATCGTTGCGGTTGTTGCTGCCCTTTCCATCTTCATTGCTGCCTCCCGTCGGTCTCAGCGGATCGCGGACGCCTTCGCGGACGCTGGAGCCGCCCTTAGTGCCACCCTAGACGTTTTGCTCGACCGGGTTGCGGCTGTCGGGGAGGCGTTGTTTGATTTTGTTCGCGGGAAAGCCGGGGTTATCACTACCCTGGAGCGGTTCGGAGAAGCCACGTCAGGAGTTACTGCCGAAATCGTGAAGGAAGCCCAGGCAGCGGCACAATTGGCCCGGGAGCTTAGGGCCGTTGATCGTCAGCTTCGAGACCTGGAAGTCACGCAGGCCGCCTACTCTACCCGGCTCAGGGAATTGGAGCGAATCGCTGGGGATGGAACGAAAGGGGTCCGCAATCAAATTGCCGCAGAGCGGGAGCGGGCCGACATTGTTATAGGCGGACTCGAAGAGGAAATCCGGCTGAGGCGTCAAGGGGTGGCCGCAGCATTGAACGGGACGACCGAAGTGACGGAAAGCACCTTGGCGCAGATAGACGCCATTAAGCAATTCGGGGTTGGGCTCAACGCGACCTTTGCCAACACCCGGGCAACCGACGCCACCCGGGAGGAGGTAGCGGAGCTTGTCAAGGAATTGATCGACCTGGAGGACGCTTTGGCCGCAGAGCAATTCGCCAACGAGGACAACATCCGGGGCATCCGGAAAGCCGCCTTTGAGGAGTACAAGAAGCAACAGGAGGAGGCCCTTCGCCTGGAGCAAGCGGTCAACGAAGCCCGGGAAAACGTACTGGAGCAACTTCGGGAAGCTCAGGAAGGAGACTTCACCGGCGAACAGGCAATTGAGCGGGACCGGAGACTCGCAGCCGTCCGGATCAACGAACTGGAAAAGGTCACGCGGGAGGTATTCAAGCAAGCCGGTGAGCAATTCAATTTGGAAGAGGCCTTTATCAACTTGCGCCTGGAGGCGGAAGCCAAAGCCAACCGGGAATTACAGAAGCTCCGCTTTGAGGAGCAGCAGGACGCTATTGACGCGGCCCGGGAGCGGGCGGAGGCCGAAATCGATTTGCTCACTATCTCCGGAGACGAAGAGCTTTCCCTCGCGGAATTCAAGGCGCAACAGCGGGCGCAACTCCAGCGGGATTCTCTCCGGGAGCTTCGCAAGATCACGGAGGAAGAGTTCGGCCCGGACAGCCTGGAAGTGCTCCGGATCGACTTGCAAATCCAGGATGCAGAGCAAGCCGCTACCGACGCCGTGATCGGGGGAGCGGAACGCCGCCGGCAAGAACTGATTGAGTCCAACGACTTACAGCGGCAACTTGCCAACGCCCGGATTGACCTACTCGAAGAAAGCGGAGAAAAGGAATTGTCCTTGGAGCAATTCAAGGCCCGGGAGAAATTGGGCATTGAGCGGGACTTCCTGGAAAAGAAGCTCGAAATCCTTGCTAGTGACCCGGCAGCAGACAGCGCACAACTCGAATTACTCCGCCTTCAGATTCAGCAACTCGACCAGCAGATCGAAGCCATTGGAGATACCGACCTTTCCCCGCTAGAAAGGATCAAGCAAGGGATCATCAATGCACTCAACATTGACGAGCAAACCCTCAAACTTTTAGGGCAGCAGATCAGCGGGATTTTCAACAATGTGGCCGAAGGAATTGCGGCAAATATTGACCGACAAATAGCGGAGTACGACCGGCTACTCGAAGAACTGGAGGATCAAATTTCAGAGACCGAGGGCCTACTCGAAGAACAACTACAACGCCGGGAGGAGGGCTTTTCCAACAATGTGGAGGTATACGAAGAGCAATTGGCTCAAGAGACCGCCGCCCGGGACAAAGCACTCAAAGAACGGGCAGAGCTTGAGAAGAGGGCCGCACGTCAGCAGTTGATCGTTGACGCGGCAACCCAGGCAAGTGCCCTCGCCGTGGCTGCGTCCCAATTGATTGCAGCGGAGGCAAGCAAAGGTCTTATCGGTATCGTGATCGCTGCCGGGGCCCTGGCTACCGCTTTCAGCCTGTTCACCAGATACAAGGCAGCGGCAGCGGCAGCGACCGCCGACATTCCCACCTTTGAGAAAGGCTTTAATCTGGAGTACGGCTACCAGGAAGGACCAAGCCACCGCCAGGGAGGTATCAAATTAAAGGATCAGTTTGACCGATGGTATGAAATCCAGGGCGGAGAATTCGTGACCAACGTGGACAGCACCCGGAAGTATCAGCCCGCATTGGAGGCAATGAATACCGGGGCCATGGACAACATGACGGACCTTGAGGCCTTGCGTCTTCTCGGGCGGGACACGTCCGTACCCCAAGTCTCTTCCGTGACGGCCGGGAAGTCAAGCTCCCGGGACTACGGGCAGCTTGAGGAAATCGTCAGCAAGAACGTCGGAAAGGTCGTTGACGCCGTCGGAGCCAACACTTCAGAACAGGTGCTCCCGGACGGCCGGATCGTGCGGAGGACTGAGACGAAAACGCGGCGGACAACTACAATTATTTCGACTTTTTACTAAAAGACTTTATTCCTATTATTCTGGAATTTAGCTTGCGAACCGATACTATTACCGTAGCCAAAACTTAACGAAATGACCGACGCGGAAGCCTTCAAAAAACTCCAAGTAAAGCCCGGGCATAGTCTGTACCGCAGCAAGTCCAAAAAGGACGCCGACGGTGAACCGCTGTATTCTGTCATTTCTGACCGTGTGGCTGCGCGTGGCCTGGCTGAAGATTGGGAGAAGGTAAACGCTCCTGTTGAGGCCCCGAAGACGGTGAAGACGGCTCCTAAGAAGACCGGCACCAAAAAGACTGCCGCGAAGAGTCAGGAGCCGGAGCCCGTCGAGGAAGTCCAGGAGGTAGAAGAAGAAGCCGAAGCTCCCGCCGCTGAGGAAACCGAGGAGGTCCAGGAGGAAGCCAAACCCGCTGCCAAGACTACGCGGGGGCGGGCCAAGAAAACCGCTAAGTAATGGCGACCAAATACCAGCCTATCCAGAAGTCGACAGGCAAGCCCGTTGGGGCTCCTTTGACGGAGAAGCAGAAGGAGGCGCACCAGGAGGACGTGAACACCCGGGGAAAGTATCGCTACGAGGCTTTACCTGACAAGAACCCCAAGCCCCCCGAATCAGTAAAGAAGACTCTCGAAAAGACGGGAGACAAAGAATAACATCCCCTATACAATGGAGGAACTTATCGAGGCGGTGGTCGGCCTCACCACAACAGACCCTGGGCAATTTATCACCGGCCTAAAGGGTGAAGACGGACGGTTATCTGAAGATGCGGTCGAGAAGGTCAAAGGTGTCCTTGTCGAGCACATCAAGTCCGTTGGGAAACAACAACTTGGCCGGGGTGTGAAAACCAAGGCCCGGGAGTTGGAAAACCTTGTCCGGGAAAAGCTCGGGAACGGTTACGACCTTGATCCTTCACTCCAGGAATCGCAGCTTATCGAAGCCCTCGCAACCGCCTGGAATTCTGAACGCGAAAAGCTATCAGCCGGAGCGAAGAAGATCGAAGGGGAAGGGCTCACGTTGGAAAAGCTACTGGAGCGCGAAGACGTCCGCGAAAGAGTGGCTTCCAAAGTAAAGACCGCCACCCAAACTTTAGAGCAGAAATTAGCTCAACTCGAAGAGGGCTACAAGTCCAAACTTCAAGAGTTGATCCATAAGAACCGCTCTTCCCAGCTTGCCGCCGCTATCGACCAAATAGCCAGTAAGTTCAGTTTTTCCGTTGACGTTGACGGGGATAAGTCCCTTTCTGAGCGTCGCCGCAATCTCCTTCGCAACCTTATCGGGGTTGAGGAGGTAGCTGAGGCAGAAGACGGGAAGCTCTACCCGGTAGACAAGGAAGGTAACGCCATGTACCACCCGGAGACCATGCAGAAAATGACGTTGGTAGACCTCGTAAGAAGTCGCAACCCCTTCGGAGAATCCGAATTCCCCAAGGGTGCAAAATCAACGCCGAAGCCTAAGAATGGCAAGCCGGTAGCAGGGGCGAAGTATTACTTCGAAAATGCTGAGGCCTACATGGACGCCCGGAGCAAAACTTCCGACCTGACTAAACGCCGCGAAATGGCGGAAGCGTGGTCGGCCCAACAACAGCAAGAAAGCTAACAGGTAACAGTCCGGTAAGAACCTATTCCTCCCCTGAAGTGATCCGCTTCGGGCTGGAATCTTCATTCTAACTGATACCAACAAAATGGCTTTTACCGCATCAGATTTACCCAATGTTCTCGCCCGGATGGACACCATCTTGACCGGAGAACACGCGGGGCTTGCCGAGCGGAATTTTCCCGTTCCTGCCCTGGCCGCGCTCACGGCCCGTCAAAACGTGAGCGAACTCGCCCAAACCTACCAGGGGGGCTCCTGTGTGTCTATTGACGCATGGTTCTACGAAATCGGACGCCACACCAACGCGACCGACGTGAACCCCGTTACTCAAGGCTGTGACCTTGTCGACGGAGTAGAAGGCGGAACCCGGAAGAAGACTTTCGACATTTCCCGCCTCGACCTCGCCACCCACGTCATTAAGGGCCCCAAGTGTGCCAATGCTTCAACCGTCACCGAAGAGACCGCCGTAGGCCTCCTGAAGTGTATGGCTGACATCCGTAAGAAGGCGCAGAAGAAGTATTACACGCTGTTCGATACGAACGCCCAAGCCGATCAATGGGGAGGTGACGCCACCTTCGCCGCGTCCGCTGCCGGCGGTAACCGTCTCCGGGTTGACGAGAACAAGTGGGACTTCGAGCTTCTGCTCCGCATGGACTCCCTGGCCGTCAACAACCTTTTCCCGGAGGAATACCTCATCATCGACGGTAACAACCTCTACCACAACGGAGAGTTGGCCCGCTACAAGCGTCTGAACGACAACGAGCGGGATCAAGGTGCCGTCTTCGGAGACGCCCGGATTTTCCACGACCGTCGGACCCTGGACGCCTTCATCGGTGCTCCTTCCACGTTCCTGGTCAATCCCAGCAACTTCATTTTCCACAACGAGGTAGAGTTCCCCAACGTGCCTACCCCGAGCCGCGCCAACCCCAACCGCGTCCGCTACTTCGTAGACGATCCGGTATGGCGTTGGAACTACGACGGCCAGCTTCGCCCGGTGCGCTACCATGTCGAAATGGAGTACACCTGTGACAGCCGGAACAGCCGTGGTGCCGAGGTCGAAAAAATCCTGATGAACGTCTCCCTGGTCGGAGTGCTCGACATTGGTCCCGTCGGCATGAACAACCCGGTCGACTCCGCCGTCGCGCCTACCGCTTCCATTACGGGAGCCATGGCCATCCGCAAAGAGGACGCCGCATAATCATGGAGTGCCTGGAGCAATTGGTCGGCCTCACCGCAAGTGCTTGCGAGTGCTTGAACGCTGAAGAAGGATTTGATCCTTCCGAAAGCGTGACGGGAATGACTCTTACCGACGAGGTAGGAGGCTTCCCGTTGTTGGACCGAGTGACTGCTTCCATTGATTGCAACGACCCGGGCAACATTATCGACAAACTGAAAGCCGCCCGCTCTGAGGGAGCCCGACAGTTTGTTCTTGATGTTGCCCGGGCAACTCGCAAACGCTACCACGCCGCAAACCAGTTCAACGGATCAGTAGGGCGCAAGAAGGTAAAGTCTACCTATGTGCTTCCTTCCGGAATGGATGCCGCAGGACTTGAGCTTCGCTTCCCTCTTCGCAAGGGGCAAAGTTTTGTCCTGGACGCTGTCTACACCCTTTTCCCTTCCGCTGGTGACTTTTCCTTGACAGTCTGGAGTAACGACCCAACGTTCACGACCAAGACTATCGAGGTCACTAACTCAGTTGCCGGTCAGCCTCACAAGACCGACTTGTCTTCAGGTCAAATTGTATTGCCTTGGTTTTCCCGGGCAATGGTCGGAGAGCCTTACATCGTCTACCGGATTTTCCGCTCCGATGGTGCCAACCCCTCGAAAAATGAAATCACTTGCTGCGGGTTCGTCCCCGAGCACGAAAAGCACTTTTCGGCAAAGGGGTTCAACTCTTCAGCAGCGAAGGCAACATCCGAATTCGATTGCATCGGCAGCAGTTCCTACGCCATGGGGCTTTCCCTGGAGGGGTTCACGACTTGCGATGTAACCGGCTGGCTTTGCGAGACGAAGCAAATCGGAGAATACGACTTGCAAGACGCCATTGGTCAGGCAATCAGGTACGCCGGTGCAATCAATCTGGCAAATACCGTACTGCACTCCTCAAAAATCAATGCTTACACCCTGCTCGGGCAAGAAGGTATCTACCGGCTCAGGTCTTCCTACCGGAAGAGCTACGGCGAAATGGTGGAATGGATCGGGGCCAACGTCCCGGCCACCGCTCTGGACTGCCTGGGATGCAGGAGGAAAGTAATTCAGTCTACCGTAAAATCATTAAACTAAATGTCCTTCCTAAACGAATTCACGACGGTATGCGGAAACGCTTGCACGACTGGAATTACCTTTCCTGCCGCCGTCGAAAATCCCGACTGTGTACCCGAACTTCTCAAGTCCCAAATTGGCGACTTGGTGATCGTTCCCGAGGGCGCAACGGACCCCTTTGGGGCTTCCTGGACGGGCGAAGGGGCCACCATCGCCTACACCGCGGACTCCATTGACAACACCGCCATTGACAACACGAAGTCCCGCCGATTCCGGGGGATTGGTAGCCTGAGCGAAAAGGAGACCACTTTCGTCCCGGGCCCCTACGATATGCAGATTCCGCAGCGGACGGTAACGAACCTGGAGTTTACCATCCAGAACGTCGCTACCGAGAACCGGGCTTTCTGGCGGGCCATGGAGTGTTCCCCGACCAACTTTACCGCCTACCTGGGCACGGAGACCAAGTTCTTCGGCAAGAGTGGCGGGGTGAAGCTCAAGAACGTCGTGGTGCAGATGCCACTTGGTGCCGGTCCTGACGACTTCGAGCAGATCATCCTGCGGGCAGAAATCGAGACCAACCGGGTAAGCCTGGAGCGGGCCGAGAACAACCCCTTCAACTAATCCGGGGTGAACCAATACCTGAGACTTAGAACGAGCGACTTTCCGGAGCTTTCGGAAAATCCTTACTGCCTTAGCGATAGGGCCGGTTCTAGGTCTCAGGTCTCGGATATTTTCCTTGTCCCGCGCCTTGCCGACCCGCCTTCAGATTGGCGCAGCTTGTCCGCCTGGAGGTCTATCGCTGACAACTCAGCAGCCGGCGGAATACGCCACCTTGTCGTAGTTGGCGGAGTGTCAGTTCCCGAGAAGACCGACGGGAGCAACATACGCCTTCGCGGGCGCAACGTTACCCGCCGGTCCTACACCCTCACGGCCGAAGTGATCGACGTGACGGACGACAACTACGAGTTAGCGCACCGCTTTCAGAATGGCCTAAACGGATTTCGCTTTTGGTACGCGACAATTTCCGGAAGAATGGTCGGCGGTCCTTATGGGATCGCTCCTTCATCCACCGACGCAGATTTGCCGCTTTCCTCCGACGCTGGAGGAGTCGAAAAAATAGACTTCATCCTCCGATGGAGGGCAGAAGGAGACCCCTACCGGGGAAACGAAGTTGAGGCCTCGCTTGCCTCGAAAATTATCGGAGCCGACGGGGGAAGCTCAGTCGGTGACGGCCCGACCGGACTAGAGGACGTTTTGGGCTACCAGACTTCAGGAATGGCCTACGTATTCGGGGCCGATGAAAACAACATTTGGGGCAGACCCTAAACCAACGCCATGTCTTACAGCGGACCGATCAACATTATTGACCCAGCGACTTTCGAGGCGGTTACAGACCCGACCGGCAAGTCTTTCTTTTTGGTCGACGCTAAGAAGATCAGCTTTGCGGCATTGGTCGCCGCACTTGGTATCGACGGTTCCGAAACGGTGGTCGAAGGAGTGCAGGGCAAGATAAATGTTACCGGCAGCGGCACGACCGCCGATCCTTACATTTTAGACCTTGCTTTCGGTGCGCCCGACGGATCAGAAACGAAAGTACAAGGGACGGCTTCGCAAATCGAGGTAAACGGCTCCGGGACTACCGCAGACCCCTACACTATTTCCCTTCATCCTTCTTTTGGTTCTCCGATCAAGATTTACAACTCCTTGGGGGATTTTCCCGCGGGAGATACCGGAGTAATCTACATTGCGGCAGATACAGAGAAGATATACCGCTGGGATGCAAATGGACAGGGAGCATACAAAGAGCTTTCCCCTTCTACTTCCTCCGGCGGAGGCGGTGGGCGAAGCTCAGTAAACCTTTCAGGAGACGGGGCTACGGCCATTGTCGGCTACGAAGGGACGGCAGCACCTACTATCGGGGGTAGTCAGGGGAATATGATTATCAACGAGCCCGCAGACTGCCGGATCGTTTCGGTTTTCATTGATGCACCGACGGGTTCAGGAGCCACCAGCGGCAACAATTTCGCATTAACGATAGCAAGCTCCAACGGCCGGAATCACTTCGGCGCAGACCGGGTAATTGAACGTTCATCGGGAATAGTTATCGGAACCTCAAATGAATACAATATCGCAATGAGTCAGGTCGGCGTATCAGCCGGCCAAGTGCAGTATTCCTACAACAACATTGCCGGTCTTGGGAACGGCTTCAAAATCGCTATTTCCCCATGCGGATAATCGTCGCAATCATATTGCTATTGCTTCCGGTTTCCGTTTTCGCGCAACGGGAGGAGTCAGAAGCAGCTATCGGGACTGCCCGCAATTTCACGGCTCAGGGCGGGGCCCTGTTCGCTGGTGCGTTGGGGGATTGGAACGACATTTTCAACACCGGGTACAACCCTACCCAAGTACAGACCGACGACCTGTTCCTCGATGCAGCCGGACGGATGTATCGGGTGGCCGTCATTTCGGGCTCGACCTTCTTCGAAGTAAGCGTGACTTTGGAAAGCCTGGAATCCGTCCCGGTTCTCCCGGTGGGAAGAGGGGTGGTGTGGCGACCAATGGGAAACAAGCTAATCCCCCCGCTTCCAGACAATAACGGCGAAATCACATCCTACCTCCAGTCGCTTATCCTGGTACATAACTTCCGGAGAACAGCGCAAACCGCCGGGGGGCAAGTCGACCAGATCACCACCTTGGCGGACACGGCAACAATCATGGAGCCCGCCGAAGGGCACATCCTGATTAAAGCAGACTCTACGATTGCTGCCTTTTACGATGCCGACCTCGGGAAGTGGCTCTTCTTGACCGGGGGAGGGGGCGGCGGTGGCGGCGACGATTGGGGGGCTCAGACGGTAGACACAGACGCCACACTCACCGGCGACGGAACCCCGGGGGCCACCCTTGGGGTGAATACAGCCACCATTGCAACCCGTCAGCACGTAGAAACGGAAATCCTCGCAAACGGCCTTCGGCAGATCACCTACACGGCGACCGGCGGGGAAAGCACGGTAGTAATACCATTCCAGATTGACAATACCAAGCCCATGGTCTTCAACCGGAACGGGGTTGGTCTATCCATTGGAAGCGGTAAAAATGTCACGCTTTCAGGAACCACTTTCACCATCAACTTACAGCCCCTCGACGCGGGCGAAGAAATCAAAATTTTGCTTTATGAAAACTAAGTTTTTCGGGGCGTTGCTTTTCGCCCTCTTACTCTCCTTTTCGGCGGACGCTCAGTTCATCCGGTATCACCAGTTGCTTACCCTCCCTAATGGATCTATTTTGATCGGCCAGGGCGGACAGAACACGCCGGTAGAGCTGGACGCCGCTTTGGTCCCGATTGATCCGATTACCGGAGTAAGTGCTACGGATGTCCAGGGGGCCCTTGCGGAACTCCAGGGGGACATTAACGCCAGCGGCGACGGCTGGGGTGCCGACGTGGTGCAGTCCGATAACACCCTGAGCGGAGATGGTACGGCCGGTACTCCTTTGGGCGTAAACTCTGCCAACCTCAATACTTCGGAATTTAACAACGACGCGGGATTCATTACGAACGCCAACGATGCCGACGCCGACCCCGCCAACGAATTGCAGACGATCAGCAAGGCGGGGAGCACCGTCACCCTGAGCGACGGCGGAGGCAGCTTTACCGACGAAGTGAATGACGCCGACGCCGACGCCTCCAACGAATTGAATATCGCCAGCCGACCGGCCAACGACAACGATGTCACCCTGAGTAACGGGGGCGGCACATTCTCGGTCATCGGGGACTACTACAACGATGAAGTAAGTATCACCGGTGGGGCGTCTACCGTCACCCTTCCCGCAACTCCAGACCTGACCGGAACGGATTGGCACTTCACCAGGAACGGAGTGGTTTACAGGGCCAGCACCACCGACGGGAACGAGTATTTCTACATCAACGGAACCACGTTGCAGCCCAGCACAGGACAGCCCGCTTTGGCTGACGGCGAAGTGATCGGCTACCGCTTCCCCCGCTAATTGATTTTCACTTACTGATACCAAACAACGGCCCATGCGTGCCCTAATTCTTTTCGTCCTGCTCTTGTTTTTGTCGCTGATGCTGCCAGCGCAAAAAATCCGGCTGCACCAGTTAGAGAAACTTCCCGTAGAGTTTCACGCCCCCGGCACCCTGTATGTCATTGGGGATGTTGTCAAGACTTCGGACGGTCTGCTTTATCGTGCTACCGCGTCAACCACCACGACGCCCCCGGGCGCAGATTGGGAAGGATTTGACGTCGGGGGAGCCGCAGCAGACGGTAACGGTATTCTAAAAGGTGGTATCGATACCGTTGAAAGTACAGGTTGGTGGGCCTTCCCGCTCAACCCTGATGCGGACGCCTACGGGCGTTTCTCCATCGGAAGGCAGCAAAACAGCAATTCGTTTACCTCGGGGCCTGTTTACACCGCAGCAGGAGGGGAGCAAGCGGCTTTTTTCTTCACGGTAGATTCCTTGGGGAATTATGTGAACGGGGAGTTTGTATTTAATGACGGCCTTAATACTACCCGCTACCGACCGGGGAGTATGTTTTTTCAAGGCAATTCGGCCCCCTTTGGGCATACATTAAGTTTCACAAGTACCGGGATGCAATTTAGTGCGACCCTTACGGGCTCGCCATATATCGCCATGCCGACTGCCGGACCGGGGGTAAGTGCAAACGGCCGGGTACGTGTCACCGACGGGACAGGAGCAACCACCTGGGAAGATTACACTCCAGCAGGGGACATTACCGACGATCAAACTTTATCCCTCAACGGAACGGACCTGAGCATCGAAGACGGGAACACCGTCGATCTTTCGGTAATTCAGGACGGGACAATTGATGGCGACTCCAACCCCGCTAATGAGTTACAAGTTCTAAGCATCAACGGGCAAGACCTCAGCATCAGCAACGGAAATACGGTGACGTTGCCGAGTGGTGGGGGAGGAACTGATAGCCAAACCCTCAGCCTTTCTGGTCGGACACTTTCCATACTTAACGGCAATTCCGTTTCAATTCCATGGGAGCGAACAGGGTCATTGATAGGGTCGTCAGATGTCACCAGAGTTGGTATAGGTACGACCGCTCCCGCTCAACCCCTGCAAATAAGCGTATCAGGATCAAACTTCAATGATCGACCCGGGATTGCCTTAAATAATACCGCGTTCTCAGGATTATGGGGAACGCTTCATGGAAATGGAGCGATAGGTTCTATTGGTCAATCTTACAGTTCTGACGGAGGGTTGTTCTTTCGTGGATTCACCTATTCAAGCCGTCCGGCATTTAGGTTGCAGGGGTATGTTGGAAGTTCATCGCCCGGGGCCGATGATGCAGCCGTATCCATTGAAGGACTCAAGTATGACGCCGGAAACTCGGGTAGCCTGAAATATCAGTCCATGTCGGGCAACGATTTGATTATGAGTGTTACCGCAGGATTCCCTACGGGCCAAACTGAAGTATTAGCGCTCCGCGCCAATTTTACCGGCAATCTAGGATTGTGGAACTACAATTCTGGCATAGCCGGAACGAACGGCCAAGTTTTAGGCTGGTCTGGGGGCGTTCTCCAGCCCATTACAATAAGTAGTGGGTCAACACAAACTTTGTCTATTTCCGGCGACCAGCTTTCAATTAGCGGAGGAAATACCGTAACGCTTCCTTCCGGCGGCGGGGCGGCGGATGGCAATCAAAATTATATTACTGCAACAGGAGATTATGACCCCGACAGTCCCTTGTCCAATTGGACGCAGCCTTCCGCCGTAAATGGGTCAACAGCAGCGGTTTATTTTGACAACGGTGTGGCAAAATACGAGTACGACGGAAGTGCATGGACAAAAGTTATTTTCATCCCCAATTATGTAACTCAAGCCCGAGAAGGATTTGCAACATTCCAAAACGTACATCCAGAAAACCCGGTAGAAACTCAAAACCACGCCTATACCTATATAGGGAGCCACCACAGGACATATTTTGCTTGGGCGAGGGAGACAAATGTCGAGGCCTACGTGAGCTATTATGACCACGAGAAGAAAGAGTTTGGTCCCGAAGTGGCTTGGGGTATTCCTCGTTCAGGAGCAACTGACGATCACGCCGTTCCTGCAATTGTGGTCGCCAATGACGGCCATATTCTGCTTTTTCAAGAGCAATTACTTGGAACCGCCGGATTCGCCAATAACAGCCCAATTCATATCCGCAGAAGCACGAACCCAGAGGACATTAGTTCGTGGAGCGCAGTTTCCGGTAGTCCCTTTAGTAACCGAGGCAGCTACCTGTATCCCAACGTGATGCCAAACGGGGATGTAGTGGTTTATATGCGATCCGATCACGAGTATATGAGTTGTTGGCGGTCTACTGACAACGGAGTTACTTGGAAAAACTTTGACGATACCGCTATTGGATCAACTACTGCCTCAGGTCCGCATATTGTCTCTTTGCCCGCAAACAATTGGTGCTACCTGTTTACGGCCCAGGTCAAAGGGGGACTATCAATCATCGTAAGACATCGAAACGGGAACGTGTCAGAATACCCTAATTCTCACGCTCTTTTCACGTCCGATAATATCACGTATGGAAACTGGACTTGGTGGATAAACGGACAGACTGGAGGATGGTCAAAAAACGTAGATACTGGAGGGGCAATATCTATTACGGAGCTTAATGACAACTGCCTAATTGTTGGCGATGCCGCTGAAACGGAGGACGTAGTTTCGGCAAAGCAATTCCAAGTTTCAGATGGGTACATGTGGATATACTACTTATACAACCCTGACCCCTCCACTTTGGCCACTAGGGCCCGCCTTCGCGTATATGATGTGAATTACAATCAAGTAAGCGATGTTGACATATTCGACAATATAAATAATCCCCCTGCTGCATTAAGATCATTTTCCTATATGGGGATGGATGTTCACGATACGGCCAATGGTGAGGCATCCTTTGTGTTTCCAAATGGTACAGAGTTGTGGCAAATAAAAACGCTTGATTTCGGAAAGAACTTCACCGTCCAAAGGAAAATAACCGATTACGCCGGAACAGAGGCCAATGGCAGTAGAGTTCAATTTTTCAGAAATCAAAGATTCAATGTTAGTGCATTGATGTTCAGGATGGACACGCCAAACCCCGAACTGGGAGTCTACATAATGGACCTGAGAGGCGATGAGTGGAGGTATTTGACAGACCCAATTACCGAGTAATGAGGACCATGCTTGCCACCATACTGCTTTTTGTTTTCGCGGCCGCTCAAGGACAGCACCGGGGGCAGATCACTATTGACGACTTCCCCGCGGGAGGTACTGTTCTTGTTGTGTCGGAATCAGGAGACACACTTGACCTTCAATACCTGAGCATCAATAATCAATTGATTGCCGATTGGAACTCCTCAACGCCCTGCGTTCGGATAGACCTCTTCCCCCGGGCGATTCGAAATTATGTGCTTCAGTACGGCGAATACTTTATCCAGGACATTGGAACCGGCCCCTTTCTGACTTGCCCGCCAGAAGGCGAATTCAACGTCACGCCTCCGCCTCCTTGCGACGATCACGTCTACCCAAATCCTACTTTCGGGCCCCTCTATTCCGATTGCGGCGGAAGGTGGACGGTTTACTCTATGAGTGGCCGGCTAGTCATGCAGCGGAGCAAATCAATTGATCTTTCAGGCCTACCAGCAGGAAACTATTTGCTCCGGCGAAAGAATTACAAGACTATCATCATCAAGCAATGACCGCACAAGCAAACACAGTAAAGGGGGGATTCATTAACCCGGACTTGCTCTACAATGCGTTGAGCTACATCGGCAATACGGAGGAGGTCGGCCCGAAGAGCAACGAGGTTATCCTCAACGCTATTCACACCTTGTTCCCGGGCTGGCGTGACGACAGTACAATCGCGTGGTGCTCTTGCTTTACTCACCTAATCGCAATCAATGTCTGCGGCGAGAATCCACTTCAGACGGGCCACAAAGCCCCGGGGACGGCCCGCTCCTGGCTTACCGTAGGCGACCCGGTAGAAACTCCTTTGCCCGGGGACATTGTTGTCTACTGGAGGGGATCAAAGAACAGTTGGCAAGGCCACGTTGGGTTCTACTGCAACCGGATAGGGGACAAGATTTTCACCCTCGGGGGGAATCAGGCAAACTCCATCACGGTTTCCGCCTATTCCGCCAACCGGCTATTGGGCTTTCGGCGGCTCCGCCCCGCGCCTGAATTTGAGCCAAACATCATTCCGTAAAACGAAAAGCTCCATGAAATACTTCATCATTACCTGGATTATCTCTTTTGGAATATCTGTGGATTGTCCCACGGAGCGAGTATTTGATCCAGTAACCCAAGATTACAAGACTCCGCACTTTGTCCATGCGGTTAACTGTATGGAAATAGTTTCGGACACCCTTTCAATAAGGTTTGAAACCGAAGAGGATTATTTGCGCCACATCGAGCTACTTCAAAGCGATAACCGGGTCAAATCCATCCAGGTAGAAGAAGTGCAAAGTGTAGTTGTAAAAGAATGGGCCAGACCGAAACCTAAGAACGTTTTCGAGACTGAGGTTTGGATCAATGACGCATCCCAAGTAACCCCGATCAGTTCTATTCAGCTAACCCCGGGCAAACAATAAGTTATGATCTGTTCTGAGACCTGCCCCAAAGGGACTAATTGCAAGCCACTCTCAAACGTAATTGCGACCGACGAAAACGGCGTGGCTCTTCCTAACGGTTCGCTTTGTTGTGTCGGCCTCCATGGGGAGCAGAAGCCCGAAGAGGTTGAAGACGACATTTACCGGCATTGCTTCAGGTCTGCCGGTGGAGTCGACCAAGTCAGCGACAATGATGAATACGATTTAATGTCCGTCGTTTCTGTGTTCTCTGAAGCACTCCTTATTAACAATCATTTAGAAGAGGTTTAGCTCCATGACCCCGCCAGACAACATACTCAAGGCTCTTGCCACAATCAACGAGGCCCTGGCAATGATCCACTTTGTATTGCCCACCGAAGAGGGGCGGCAGCGTCGCCGCAAGCAGCGGGAAGACCGGCGGATCAGGAAGGCCACAAGAAAGCTCAACAGAGAGGAACGGAAGTACCGCAAGGATTACGCCGACGGAGAAATCACGGAAAAGACATTCTATAACCTAATGGCATCCCTTCAGAAGAAAAGAAAGGAGCTTGGCATCGTTGAACAAAACCAAACAGCACAGTTAAACAACTAATCTTCGCGCTTTTCTTCTTGGCGTCTGCCGTTGCTTTCGGTCAGCCCTTGGATGAAAACGATTACATCCTACTTCCATCGTTCAGGGATTACCAGCCCTGGGAGTTGTTGCCGGTAAAGACTCAGAAGGACACTTTGGTCCCGAAGGTTTACCTCGAAGTCGACCACGACGTCTACCAATGGGCCGGGGGCCTGGAGGAGACGGAGCTTTTCATCAAGGGGGCTTTTGAGCAAGTCCGAACGCTTTACCTGGGCCCCAATACGGTCTTTGACCTTGAGCCTATCCTATACATTCACGAAAGCCCGAGCGGTTACTCAGGGCAGAGCAGCGGGGAAAGCCTCACGGAGTTTCAGGCATCCGCCCAAGGGCACCCGGGAAACGTTGCGATCCTTGTCTCCTTCAGAGCTTCCGGAGGGATTGCATTTGTAGACCAGACGTGCCGGAGTGCCAACTTTGGATTTGCCTCGATCAATCCCGAGTACATGGTCGTTCCGGTCTACTCCTGGTCGGTCATGGTGGTTGCTCACGAATTGGGGCATATCTTCGGGAGTCTTCACACTCATTCGTGTGTATGGAATGGGAACAACACCGCAATTGATGGTTGTTTCAATACGGAGGGAGGTTGCCCCCGGCCGGGAATCCCCCAAGGCGGGGGCGGGGTAATGTCTTATTGCCACCTGACGACCGCAGGAATCAGCTTTGAACCGGGCTTCGGGGTTCAGGAAGGAGCGGTCATGCGTAACCGGGTTATGGCGGCGGGATGCGTGGAGATCAGGCCAGTTGGTCCAGAGCCTCCCGAAGAGTGCGAACAGGACGAATTGATCGTTGAGCTGTCCACAGACCTTCACCCGAGGGAAACTGCGTGGATAGTCCGCAATGAAGCCGAAGAGGTAATCCTCCAGGGCGGGCCCTTTGACAAATCAGAATGGCTTACCGACTTCCGCAGTCCGGTTTGTCTTGATCCAGGTTGCTACACCTTCACCATTTTCGACGAAGAGGGGGACGGGATTAGTTCTCAGGACTTCGGGCCGGGAGCCTACCGCTTAATTCTGAACGGCGACACCATTGCGTCAGGCGGGGATTTTGGTTTTCAAGAAGAGGTCTCTTTCTGCGTTTCGATTGATCCGGAGGAGTGCGAACCGCTCGACCTTTCAGAAATCGCCAGCTACGGGACCAATCAGGACGCGGGCGTCGTCTTCGTGGATTACGGCGGGCAAGAAATTACGATCCGGGGCAATGGCTGGAAGTCAATACCCCTCGAATACACCGTCACCGAAAGAACGGTCCTGAAGCTCTCTTTCAGGGCGGGCCCCATTGGGGAAATCCATGGCATCGGATTCGACAATAACGACGTGATCGGGTCCAATCAAACGTTCAGGCTTGCCGGCACTCAGTCCTGGGGCATCCCTTCTTATTCTGGCTACCAGCCGGCGGACGGTTGGGTAGACTACGAAATCCCCGTAGGCAACTTTTACCGGGGAGACTTTGATCGATTGTTCTTTGTCAACGATAAAGACCTCGGGACAGCAAATAACGAAAGCAGCTTCCGCAATGTCAGGGTTTGCGAAGACGGGACGGGCGTTACCTCAGAACTCCCTGCCCCCGCCGAAGGAGAGTTTGACCTCCCGGTAATTCCCGAGCCCTACCCCAACCCTACTTCCGGATTGATCTTGCTTCCTGAGCCTGGGGAGTGGACTGTATTCAACCTGACCGGACAATCCCTTTCGTCCGGATCGGGAAGTCAAATTGATTTGTCAGAATACCCGCAAGGCGTCTACCTCGTAAGGCGTGGCGGGAAGACCTCGAAAATCGTAAAGCGATAAAAATAAATGCTATGAAACCGAAATAATCAAAATGTCAGAAAGAAATGAATTCGACCATATTACTGGACATCTTGGCTTGGCTCGAAATGGAGCCGCTGGGAGTAGTTACGGGAACGATAGGATCAATGTTGTCCCTCTTCGTGGTAAACGGAAACACCTTTACCTGGAGGCGGACGGTATTGATCCTAATGGCAGGAGTGGGGCTTTGTGGCTACACCTTAGCCATAACCGGAGTTTGGGCCGACAGGCTCTTTGACAAGCCCGAGGCAATACGGGCTACCTCCCTTGTCCTGAATATCGGAATCGGATTTATTGCTTCTGACGCGCTCTCCTCCATCAAAAGTGCCGCTCCAACATTCACCAACGCCGTTGTAAATCATTTCACAGAATTATTCAAGCTACTGACTAAGCCCTCAACCAAGAAAGATGAATAGCTACATCTACTCAATAACCTTTCAAATAATTGGCTACGTCACGCTTGGCCTGACCTTCTATTTATTGGCCGTTGCGCTGAAGAATGATCGGTTAAAAATGGATCATCCGGTTCTGAGCCGTAGAACAACCAAGCTCGCCTTGGTGGGGGTTTTTGTCAGTCTGTTCGGTTACTTGGCCGTCCCCGGAGAAAATCAAATTTGGTGGGCTCTCTTCAACGCCTCAATCATGGGGGCTCTCGGGACTTTTGCCTACTACTACAAAGAGCAATACGAAAGGATAAAAATTGCCTATGTGGATCATTCCGCATACCTCACGATTCCCACGGAAAACTACATCGAGGCAGAGCCAGGGGTTTGGCTTAGAGTGCTTACCCCAAAATCTAAAATCCTGACTCCAGAAGAAGTTGACCTACTGAAAATCATGGAGGATTACCCCGCTGATAATTGGCTCGGAATAGCTTTTGAAATAAGTGACGGATCAAATTTCCCGCCACACATCCACCCGAAGTGGGAACACACCTACCTGACGAAAGGGGAAGCCGAAGTCTTTGACAACTACCGAAAGCTGGAACCAGGAAAACACATCGAAGTCCCACCCATCACAAAGCATCATTTCAAAGCCTTGGCGAAGTGCCGGGGCATCAGCTTCATTCAAAAATAACCGACCGGGCGGTTTCCCCGGACACCAAACATACTGTACCATGACTACTACATCACCACCCGTAAGTCGGACGATTATCAAATCGACGAACTTTAACGTTCAGGCTCTCATTCCGCTGCTTGTGGCAATCGGGGCCCTCTTCGGGATTGATCCAGACGTAACCCTCACCGCTACTGATTACGCCGCCAACATTGGCGTTACCGTTGTCGGTGCGTGGTATTTCCTTCGGGAGCAATTCAAGGACGGACTTTCCCTGACGTGGAACTCAAACGTGCTGTTCTACATTATCGCGTTCCTGGCAAACTTCGTTCCCTGGATCGTGGACTACCCGATTCAAGAAACGGCCTCGGGACTGATTGAAGCACTCGCCTCCGGGGACTTCTCCCTGATTCTTACCTCCCTTTTTGCCGTTGGGAACATCGTCTACAAGATCATTCAGGACCGGAGAAACGCCAGTTCAGGCGGACAGCCCGCTCCCGCTCGGTAAAGCGGAAAGAATACTATGGTGTTTGGTCCCTCCTTCCCGCCCTGATCCTTCAGGGTTGGGGAGTTGGGGCTTGCAATGCTTGTTTGTGTACGTGTAAGTCCGTAGGAGCCCTTGGAGCTATGCTTCAGGGGTTCTTTGTTGGTGGCTTGGGTAAGGGCATCCAATGGGTGATGTAATTATTTTCAAACTGGAAATCATTACCAACGAAAACCTTAGCATCAGCATGATATTTAGCTATCCCCCAATACCTATCTTTAGTTACCATAACAACAAATTCCAGGTCGCAAGGGAACGCGTCCTCCACGCTTACCCAGGGGGCGCAATCGTTTAACTTATCCTCAATCGCCGCTAAAGCTAATCTCAAATCAGCATCACTAGGGAAAGGCCGATCGTTGGTTGCCGTATTACGATCGTGACGTATTTCGGTTATGATTTTCAAAAGCAGGTCTCTCATTCCTCCAGGCTTTTGAGAACTTCTTCTATTCGGCGAGCCTCTTCACTTTTGGTCTTTAATTTTTCTTCCATCCTGAGCCTTAAAATCGCCTTCACAGAAGAGAGGATTTCAGCCCATTTACTTTCGGCGACTTCCTGTATTATCAGGCCAGCAATTCGTTGATCCACTTCTCTCCCTTTTTGTAAGGGTTGAGAATTAATTGTGTCGAGAACCTTGCTGACGTCAACATCCAAGCCTTGAAACCTTGAAGGGTTTGGGTTTAGGTTAAGCGGCCCACGTATTTTGCGCTCTGGATAGTCGTCCATAAATGCCATAACGATTTGTTCTAATGATTTGAATTATTCGAGGAGGAAGGAATTTGATTATCCCTTTCCTCCCCCAAAGAGGCTTTTAAAAATGGTTGCTATTACATAAGCAACACCTACGGTGTAAGAGACTCTTACCGCAACCTCGGGCCATGTAATTGCCTCGCAGATACATTCATTCATAGTAGATGTGTTTTGGTTATTCTTCCTCTTCTTTTCCGGGGAGGTCAGGAATCCGCATATAGAGATCAACCTCGCTTACTGCATAATGCTTCCCATCAGGGAGAGTCCGGAAATCTTCCAACGGGCCGTAGGTAGCTACGGCAAATCGTTGGTTCACGCATTCGTAATCCATGTAAATAATTACGAGGTCTCCCTTTTCGGGAGGGGAAGCCTCGGGATTAACCCATGTCTTCAGTTTTGAAAGGGCAGCAGCAGCAACTCCAATTCCGTTTCCGAAACCTTCTCCGTAACTCTTTAAAGCGATAATTGTCTCTCTCTTGGTCATTATTGATCTTGATTTTTGAAAAAATCCCAAGCACACCCGATGCGTTTACTCCCGTTAGGCTTTCTCGCGTCCCTCCCTCATGGAAGACGCCTACTTGCGGCACCGGGAATGATACATCGACGTTTCGTTGATCGGCACCAACTCTATCCGCCAGCCGGTTCACTTGGCTAAAGTGTGGGGTGCTTGGGGGTTCTTTATTTGGACAAGGGGGTGTCTTTGATTGAAACCTCCGGGAAATCGTAAACTGTAATGTCTTTTTTGGCAATCTCGTCTACCAATTTCGACACCACATAACGACCTCTTGCCGTGGTAACAGTTCCCTCTTCCGTTTCTACGGCAAGACCGGCCTTTATCAGTCTTCTCGTAGCGTCGTTATTCAGGTTGCGCCCTGTACGAACCGGCTCGTGGTGTCGGAGGTGGAAAAGTTCGCGAACATCGACTTTATGCCCGTGAATAATCTGAGGATTGCTTTCTTGGCTGCTCATGGCTGTTCTGTTTTATGAAGAGTAAAGCGTGTTGTCGATTTGCCCCTCGAATCGCTCAAGAGACATAATGCAATACCCCTCTTTCAATCCAAAGGCACTACCTTCTTTGTCTGTCAGGATAGATGTCACCCGAGAAGCAACCTTGCCCCCGAAATAGGCGTCTAACTCCGGGTCATATCCTTCGCAGACCAAAACGTCACCGACCTCATAAGGACGGTCGTTCTTCCGCAGTTCGAACTTCTTGTTTCGGCTTTTCAACTGGGAGAAAAACGGTTCAACGGTTTTCAAATAATGTACTTTCATAACTCTAGTTTTGGAATGGTTACGCGTTTTGATAATATTGCCAAGCGGCTTCGACTGCCTTACTCCATCGGCCACAGATCGCGGCCAATTCCTTTACGCAATCGTAATCATCTAGCTCCGCGTCAATTATTGAAATAATGTTGTCGTATTGGTAGGACAATGCCCCCGCGTGCTCCGATGGGTTGATGTCAATACCCTCGCTCCATTCTTCGAGTAAGTCAATAGTGAACTGTTCGAGGTTTCTATCTAACCACTTGCTTGCCGCCTTTTCCATTTCTTCAATGAAGGGCGCGCTTACTGCTTTAGCTATCTGGCTAAATTCGGTTCCTGCCCTTTCTTTGTTTACAACTTCCATTTTCTTGCTGAATTTATTGCCCTTGCTGGGCGGGTTAATTAGATTCAACCGGACAAACGCAGTCGAAAATGTCATACATCAAGTCTATTGCCCATTGCGGTAAATCGATCTTGTCCTTGTTGTTCTCGTAGTATTGTCGCGGAGTGTCGCCAAACTCATACCCCATCGCCATCCAATCAACAACCATTTCAACCACGAAGGCGTCCGCATAAGGGTGGTTCTCGTACTTCTTTGTCCAGGTTTGCCAATGATGATCGTTATTAGCCTTGTGGTGCTCCCAGGCAGAATCAAAAGCGGCCTTATCCTTTTCTTCTCCCTCCGAAGGGAAGAACCATTGGCGGTACTGCGTAAACTCCTGCGCGGACAGCTTGCTAAGGTCGTGAGCCTTTACCCCGGCGGCTATGCTATGGTAAACGAAATCATCGTCTAGGAATCGAAACCCCTTCCCATTACATTGTAGCTTTATTTCTAGCCACGCCTTTTGGACGTTCAAGTAATGCCGTTCAACGTAGTCTAAATACTCTCTAAATTTTTGGATTCTCTCTAGCATAATTTCGTTTTTGGGTTGGTTAGTTATTCTTTTCCTGGTAGGCTAGCTCCTCCTCCTTAATGCGGTCAACGATGTACCGTGCAATTGTCCTACCCCATGTGTGTTTACCATGCTCCGGGTCGGTAGACTGCCAGTAGTGGTCCAAAGCCCAAAAGATTACGTCCTCCACCTTTTCGGGGTGTACGTTTTCTTCCAGTTCGTCAAGAATGACCGCTTTGGCTATTTTCCGTATTCCTTCCATTTCTCTTTGACCTTATCCGGCGTTAAACGAGGAAAGTATTAAGCCTCGGCCCCTTTTAGATTCGCCTATGTATTGCACTTTAACTTGGTCTAAATTTGAGGCACTAACCCAATTTCTTGAAGTGTATTCATATTCTCCCCCTTTGGTGAATGTGCCCATCCACATCCCATCTTTAATGTGGGTTACACATTCAGACGGATGAATATTCTTAGCATCTTCCTCGGATTCTGCGGATACTACCGCAGAATCATAAGTGTCATATCCATGTACTAAATCTTGAGTGATTAGGTAGATTTTCATCGTCTTTATATTATTCCCCGGTTGGGGAGGGGGTACAAATTTGAAAGCAAATCGAAGAGCCAAATAGTCCGAAGGCCCATGTTTTAGTAGTCCCGATTTGGTGGAACCGGAAGCCCTTGAGCCCGCAACTTTTGATCTTGAGGTAGAGTTTGTTTCCGGATAACGGGTTTAAAAGGCTCACTTCACTTTCGCTTTTGCAGCAGCCGGCGGCGGCGACAGCGTGACAAACTTCGGGCCTCCATACAGGCGGTTGAAACGATCCGGATCATTGTTTTTCATTTCAATTATCCTACGGACTTCCCGCTTCACGTAGGCGTAATTACTGACCTTGCCTTTCATACGAAGGACAGAGGGGGTTTTCTTCAGGGTTCTTCCGTTGGATTTCAAAGCCCATTGGAACATACCTACCGAAAACGTCCCCCACATACCGAGGGCTTTTTCATCAGGAATATCCGCGTCGAATTTTCCCGCGTGTTGAATTTCTTTAAAACTGTAATTGGTCATTTTGCCTGTTTTATTCTTTCATGTCTTCAAAATAGAAGACGATTTCATCTTCTGAGCACTCTTCCGGATCGGCCTGAATCGTCCCCGTTTCTAGGGGGTGGGAGTAGGTGATTTGATACCAGCCGGAATTTGTGCGGGTCGGGGTGAATGTTTTTTGGTTGTCCATCCCGGCCCTTCGGATTTTTACTTTTTCGTGGTCATGGGAGACGGCGACTTGTCCTTTCATCAGGTCGGAACCTTTCACCATCAGGTTTCTACGCCAGGGCTTCTTCCGCTCGACAATTGTTAGCCGGATCATTGACCTGGAGAATGTAGGAGGCGAAGCATTTCGTCCGCGAAGAGGTTTGCCTCCGGCTCGGTTTGTTCTCGGTAGTTCTCTTGGCTTTGGATAGGCTTGCCGCAATGAAATAGAACGTGTCCGACTTCGTGCCAAAAAGTGCGCTCCGCCCCTTCGTCAGATAGTGGTCGACACATGGTTATGACTCCAATATTTGACCAGCCCCAAAGCTCCCTTCCTGAAACATGGCAAGTAGTGTCTTGCCATTGAAGTTTCACTCCCAATTGCTTGGCAACGGCCATGTAACCGCCATACCCGCTTTCGCAATCAAAGGACAGACGGCCGTAGAGATTCGCCCGGTATTCTGCCTCCTTGATGATCTGAGCGGACCGGGTATAAACTTCGTCTCCGTCATAGACTGATTCCGCATAGCCGTCCGGGTACACCCCTCCCCCATCAGGGGAGAAGGCATAGAAACCGAAGGTGGCCAGCAGGAGGACCAATGCAAAAGTTTTCATTTGGTATCAGTTGAAATAGTGTTTTGGGAGGCCCTTCGCCCTTTTCGGCTATCTGGTTTTAATGGGCTGACGACTGCAAACCAGCAAAGTGTCGTCCCGTCCACCGGCGGAAGCTATCCCCGGCACAATCATCGTTCACCTAATCAGGATTGCACTAGCGTCCTAGCGGCCTCCCCTCTTCACTATTGATGTTGGGAGCAGGGAAGGTTTCGAACCTTCTGACAGCGACCTCATGGTGAAGGCCAGTGAAACATATGCTGCCCGCCGCTTCCGATGCGGCCCTGCTCATGTTGACCGTCTCTCCGGTCTGTCAAGCCTCTACCCACGTCGGCTTTCACTCCTCATTGTTATTGTGCGCGTCTAGCTGCTCTCCCCGCACGTAATGGCTTCAAACAGGATTTCCGGATAGTAGTCCTCCTGAGTTTGGGGATGCAAGAAGTACGGAACACATCCCCTCCAGAGCATGGCGCAGACCTAGCGAATAGCGCACCTCCCTTGCTATGTCTTCGCTTGGAAAAAGGGCAGAGAAACCGAACCGTAACTCCGCCCCAACAAATCATAATCCCAAGCATAATTTCTTTAAAGGCTTTAGGCAACCGGAAGGAAGAAGGCTATCCCCTCCGGCGTAGAAAAACACCTAAAACCCATATTCAATACCGTTTTCAACCCTGGAAATCAGGGTCACAACTCCGGCTGAGGTATCAGTAAGCCGGCTAAATTCTTTATGCGCTTCCGTCAGGCAATTGGCGTAAACGTGTTGCTTTCGCGGGCGGCGGATAATCGATTCGGGCTCCATATACTCGTAGGTGAATCGGTAGCAAACGCCCAATTGGTAGTACAGGTCGGAGTAGTTCAGATTTTCGAACGCCTGTTCCGGCGTCATTTCGACCACCTTCTCTTCGTGGTCGTCGTAGACAAAAAATACTCCGTTCTCTTCGTCGTAGTTCTCCAGGTCTCCAGGAAGGAGCTTTGCGGGAAACGGTTGGCGGATTTGCCCCGCTTCGGTCTCGATCACTACGTCCAGACCTTCGAAGTGGGTGTCTACTATCTTCGGGAGTATCGGAAGGTTTGCGGGAGAAATTTGAATACCCATTGCTAAGGATTTTGATTGCTTATTTTGTTCTCCACAAATCTAATCCAAAAAGAAATAAATTCCAAAAATTTCAGAATTAAAAAACCTCCAGAATTGTAAAATTCCAGAGGCTCAGTTCAAAAGCAATCAAATAAAGTTCTTTAGCCGATGTCCTGGACTTGGCTTTCGTGGTGGTATTCGTTCTTGATGGCGGAGCGGACCCCGGCCATGGTGTTGACCGTCTGCTTGTAAGCGGTGAACGCTGCTTGAAGCTCCCGTCTCAGCCGGATAATATCGGTTAGGTAGTCGTACTCTTCCTTACACTCCTCCTTCGCCTTTAAGTCTGCGGCCTTTGCGGACTCATTGTTCTGCCGGTAGTATTGCTGAAGGCGGGCCTCTTTGGTTTCTCTCCGGTATCGGGCGTTCCGCTCTTCAGTCTCCAGCCTTGCGACCTGGACGCCGAAGGCTTTCAGCCCTCGGGCCATTCTTGCGTTAGCCTTCATCAGCTTGGGGAAGTCCTCGATTGGGCTGCCGCGTTCCACAAACTCCGCAAACCAGCAGTCAAGTTTCGCCATTTCCTCTTCCGCGTTTTCCAGGTCGAAGGCGGAAAGGGGAACGCATGGATGGATTGTGTACCCAGGCTCCGCGTCTTCGTGCTCAAAAACCTCGTAGGGGAAGCAGCAGGGGAAAGAAATGTCTACGGCATGATCCGGAACCGGCTCTCCGATTTCTACCAGCCAATCAGCCAAACCCGAAGGGGAGGCAATCATCTTGTATTGGATCACAGCATTATCATTTTTGCGACTTCCTCCTCCACGTTCATAAGCACAGGCGAAAGTTGTTGGTTAAGGTATTCCCGGGTGCGTTCTACCTGAAGATGTACGTCTTCAATCAATTCCCTGTCCAGGTCAAAGGTCCACGTCCGGATTCTCAGGGCCATGGGCAGATGTGAGAAGGTGTACCGCTTCTTAATCTTGGTCCAAATCTCTTCGTCCACGGAAACGCCTTTCATCCGGGCATACTTCCGGGCCTCGAATTCGATTATTTCGTCTGGAGCGTCGACTAGGCAGTACGCAAGCCCCAATTTCTCTCGGCCGTACAGATCGCCGTAGCCGTTGAGTTGGTACATATAGTCCTTGTTGAACTCTTCGTCAGAGAAAAGGGGAAAGGTGAATTCGTCGTAAGGGGTTTTAACATCCCAAACCCATGTCTTTGGGAGTAGGACGTCACAGGTGCCCCGCTTGTAATCATCCACCCGCTCCGGCCCTTGGTACTTGTCGAGGAAAGGGTCGTTAAGGTAGGACCGAAGCAGGTCGATTGATTGGTCTTCGCTGATTGTCCCGCGGATGGTGTGCTTGGTGCTAAACTCTTTCCGATTGCCGTAAATCTGGCTCTTTCCCCAGGTCTGTGCAATGGTCTTCGTAGTCGCTCCAATTTCTACCGGCGCGTTGGCTTTCTCCAGTAGGGCGGCGTGGTCCTTCTTGAGTTTGTCCGTGTATTTGCCGAGGCTACCGCCTGGAGTCCGGAAAACTCCCGCCTTACGCTGCTCTAGCTCTTCGAGCGTTTCCTTTTCCTTCTCGGTCAGAGCTTCGCGGCGGAAGGCAGACATAAAGGAACCGATTGACGAACAACGGATTTTGAAGTCGTTTGGACTGATTGCCGGGGTGATGATCTTCTTTGTCATTACTCAGCAGTTTCCGGTTGCGCTGTCTGCTCCAGGTCTTTGCGGAGATTGTACTCAACCGCTTCCTTGTCGATCAACTTCATCTGTTCCTTCGTGACGTCGAAAAATTCTTTGACTCGGTCCCATGTGTGGCCGGCAGCAATGCCCCGGACGCATTTATTCCACTCTTCTGAGCCCTGGATGATTTTTGAGGGCTCAGGTGGTGCCTCAGTTGCTTGGGCGGCAAGCTCCATGTCTTTATTTTGGTCGTGGAACTTGTTGTCGAAGGAAATTGCCCGGGCGAGAAGGCTATCGTTAGCCCCCCAGGAGGTCCGCTTAATCATCCGTTTGAACGCCGTCTTGCGACGGAATTCATCAGGGTAGATTTTAGCCGCGGGGGAAGTAGACGAAGCGAGAATCCTGTCGCTCTCCTCCTTGGTGATAAGCTCCGCAATGCAATTCCCGTCGGGAAGGTGTCCAATGGAGTAGACACCAACGACTTTCCCCCGGGAGAATCCCTTCACTTCATGGGTGATCGGCTTCTTTGGGTTGCCTAAGTCCGCGTGGAAAACATCGGCAGCGTAGACTACCTGAGAATTGGAGGACGTGATCGCCCCTTCTTTTATCGCCAGGAAGTTAAGCCCCCGGGAAGTTACTTGAAGAACGGCCTTGGTCGTTCCGCTCCCTTTGAACCAACGGGCCTCCAGGTATGCGTACTGGTGTGCCGGGTTCAGCGTCAGGCCCAAAGAAACAACGTCCAAGACGGCGTTGCCAATGCTTTCGCGGGTAGCTTGTCCGATCTTCGGGTTCTCTTGAATAAGGCGGAGGGCGAAGTTTGCCTCCTTTTCTACGTCCTTCAGGTTCAGGCCCATTACCTTGATCCTGCCCTTTACCGGGTCGACGACTCTTAGACTGTTGTTTTGATTGCTCATTTCGGGTTTATTTGTTTTGATTGCTTACTATTTTTTTTACGATTCTTTGGGCGTCACTTGTGCGGATTTCAGGCATGACCGTAGCGAAGAAAATCTTCAGCCCTGTTTCGCTTTTGTAGTGGTTTTGGGTACCTACTCGCATCAATCCCCGCCCCGCCCTTGCTAGGCGCATCCGGTAGTTGTGATCGTAGATTCTACGGTTAAATTCATCGAAACAGCGGTCGCACATATCGACGCACTCTTCACGAATCGTATTTACCGGGCCGCTGCACTCAGTACATTTATCCATTGTCTTCAGCCTTTTCGGGTTCTTTGAGGTTCGGGATTCCGAAGCCGCCGTCAACAACTTCGATTGCGTCCTCTTCTACGCCGTAGACGTGATAATCCCAATTGCTCAGGTCGTCGTTTTTCAGGATTCGGAAAAGCCTTTGGACGGTCATTGGCTGTCCCTTAAAATCGTTTGCGATTTTATCACGCTCCAATAGAAATGCGTCGGGGTTCGGGTAGTAGTTCATCCCAACTCCAGGAAGGAGCCGGAAGAGCCATGCGTCATTGACGTCCGGACAGATGAAGAGACGGGAGTATTCCCGGTACTGCTCAGGGAATTTTTCCTTTGCGAAGTCGGTGACTTCAGTTGATCTTGCGAATTCGAATTTCATTTGATTGCTTGAAAAACCCCGGGAGCCTTTGGTCGGGCTCCCGGGAGGCTCGATGTGCGGCCTATGGTGTTAAGAAAAAGTGTTGTTGATAGCACCGGCTACGGCGTCCAGCGCGAGGCTTTCGACCTCCCGGCTCTTTTTGATCGCGTCCTTTGCGGACGGATCATTTACGGTTTCGAGGGATTCGGTCAGGTCGTTAACGGTTCCGAAGAACTGGAGCGGCTGTTTTGCGGCGTCCATGATCTTTGTCCCTCCTTGGTTGAGGTAGGAGCACGAAACGTCTCCTTTCTTGATTCCGACGACCAGACGCTTCCCGGTAAAGGTGGTTCGTCTGGTGACGGGGGTAATTCTTTCCATTGCTAAGGAAGTTTTTGATTGCAGGACAAAAATAGCTTTGCCAAATCAAAATTCCAAAAATTCCAGAATTTATTTCTTTCCAAATAAAAAGCCCCTGCCTCGATTTGAGACAGGGGCCTTAGCAACTAACTGAGAATTACTCTATGTGGAGCTTGTCGAAGGTGTAGGTCTTCACCTTGCCTTTTCGGTTCTTCGTGACTCTCCTTTTTCCGGGGCCCAGCTTAACGCTTATCCCTACGCGGCGGAGCGTTTTCGCCCTGCTTAAAAACTTCTTCCTTGCTGACGCCCTTCCCGTATCGGTAGCGTTTGTTTCGCTCCGCTCGTATGACCGCCGGCAAGCCTTCTTCAACTTCTCAAGGTCGTGGCTGGAGATTTCTTCTTCGTCACCCGAGGAGACGAGAAGATCACCGTCCAAATCAAAATCCGTGTCTGTGTCCGTGTTTTGCTGAAAACCGCGTGGCACAACACTTTCAGGGGTTGCCGCTCTTCCAGAAACACGACTTTTTACCTCTTCCGTGTTTCGCGTTTCTTGCTCAGGCTTCGATTTCGTGTCCGTGTTTTTGGCGGTGCCGGAATTCGTGTTTGGCGTGTGTCCGGATCGTGTTTTCGTGTCTTTGCCGTTTCTGTACTTTCTGACGGAGTCGAAAAGGTAGATCATAGCCACGGCCAGGAAGCCAAAATTCCAGGGGTAGGGGAAAATGTCCCCGGCCTTCCGGAAGTTGTTTACCTCGGGGATAACAGTCTGAGTGATTCCAAACAGGAAGGCGGCAAAGGCAAAAGCGAGATTGACAGTCCGAAGCCGGGGGATAGACCAGGGCTTCGCCTCTCCACGGTCTGCGACCTTCGCCCGGGTCGCTTCAGCCCCTTGGACCAAATGCTCCAGCTTGTCATGAAAAATCCCGCCAATGTTGCCCAGGAGCTTCCCGAGTAGGGCTTCGTCATTCCAGGCGATGCCTTCGTACTCGCGCCCGCTCATCCATTTGTAGAACTCCCTGAGAAAGATTCCAAACACAATAAGCCACACCGCGAAGTTGGTGCCGCCGGTCCAATCCTGGACCCGCTTTTCCGTTGCGGCTTTCGCTTCTGCTTCTTCCTGGTCAAATTTGTTCTCCCGCTTTTGGGCATTGCCGTTGTACGACGCTCGGGCCTCAGACAATTCCCGGGCCGCTTCGCTCTCGACCTTCGCAAGCTCGACCTTCATTGCCGCCTCAACAGTCCGGATTTTAGCCCGCATCTCTTGTTCTAAAATGTCAGCCTTCAACCTCCGGGCCTTCGCATCGCCCGGGGCCCAGGGGTGGACCTTTGAATCCAGGTCCGCGTTTCTGTCTGCGGTCTTTCGCTCCTTCTCGATTCGGGGCGTGTAAATGCTTGCGATACTGTCCGCCTTGCCTCCGAAGGAAAGCTCAATCGCCTTTGACGATGCCGCGTGAACCTTACGGATGTTCAGGGTATCCGCCTGGAAGTCTTCCTTCAGATCGGAAAGGTCTACCTCTTCCGGTGCATCGTGCATAGCCAAGGCCTGAGCCTCCGCGCCTCCTGCGCTTGTCTTACGGCTCAACAGGGTAATTCCTACCAGCATGGCGGCTAAGAAGACGAACAGGACCGCCCGGGGAAAGCTCCGAAACGTCTTCTTGTACATGAAGGCCAGCCAAAAAGTAATTGGGGGAATTACGTGGTGCATCAGTTCAATAACAGAGGAAATGGTAAGGGCTATAACCCCCCCAAAGATCATTGCAATTTCCTCGCCAAAGTAGGCAACGATCCCCCACGTTTCGCTTTTGTCATTCGCCCAAGCCAGTCCCCAATTGCAGCCCGTCAGGAAACTAACGACGTGGGCTAATCCGATGAAGAAGTTTAGCCACTTGACTGTCCGGCCGAACAGGATTTCGTTTTCAATCTGCTCTACCGTCCGGTTTTCTTCTTGTGTTAGTGTGTTGTCCTCCATGATTATTGATTTACAGTAAGATTGTGTCTTCCGGCGTTTTCGGTCTTCCGACGAATGTTCGCCCGGAGCCGTTCGACTCTCTCAGGCGTCACCAGTTCAAAGTCTACATCGATGGTTTCCCCCAGTACTTCGTGATTGACCAGGATAGGCTCAGGGTTTTCTTCACAGGCATAGGGAGCCGGGGGAAGCTCTTCGTCGTCTTCCCATACAGGCATATTTTCCGGATTGTCAACCGGCTCGAATGGATCAAAAATATTGGTGTACCGCCACAGGAACTCCCGGATTCCTCGCTCGATCCCGGGAATGAGGAACAACCTCACGAATTGGATCAAGAGGTAAGAAATGAAGCAGCAGCAAAGGAAAAACAGAATCATACCGCACTAAAAAGGCGGCTCACACATCGGATGCAAAAATAATTAAAACGTAGTGTTTATTCCAAAAATTCCAATTTGGAAACATATTTTTGCAGTAAAATGTGATTTCATGGCTTTGGATTTTACGCGCTACGACGAATATGACACCCAGCAAGTGACGATTTGGATTTATCACTTCGTCGAAAAATTGAAGAAAGATTTTGAGGCTCAAAAACGCTCTTTCAAACTGGAGCCCGAGACTCAGCGAGTGGCCGATAAGGTTTCACTAAGCAACAAATGGGCCATGAAACGTGGCTTTCTAGTTGGCCGAAAGATCATCCAGAAAAAAGAACTCAAAATAGGAGATTCCTTTGTCCGCGGAATAGATTTTGCTAAGACCGCGCATTTCTACTTAACCCAGCCGGGGCAATGGAAGAATATAGAAGAGTATCTAAGATCGATTGATGATAAGTTTTCAGAATTAGTAGAATTATCCAAAACCGAGAAAGAGAATAACAACTCCGTGCTTTTTCAAGCACAAAAAAAACTGGAGACCGCCTCCAGACAAGACGCAAATGCTATTCTAAGGGCCGTCCAGGAAGTTCAATCCATGGTGTTACCCTTAGTTGAAGAAAACCATTCCCTCAGAGAACAAAACACTACACAGCAAATGACAATTCTCCGATTAACTAAAGACGTGACGCGAAGAGTCGATCAAAACGAAAAACTGAAAGCCTCCGTTTCACGATTCAAGAAGTCCATGGATAAGCTCCTGGAGAGAATCGGCAAAGAAAAAGACCAAAGTAAAATTGAAGAAATGCGAAAAAAATACAACAAAATGTTGGAAGAGTTTGAAAAGTTGATGGAATGATTTGAGGAATAAATTTTGCCGTGCTAACTTTACACAGCAATAATCTCAGTCATCCGATTCTAAACGTACCCTAAATGCTTGCTCAAGATAGCTTTAACTACACGCCTCCCGAAACCAATGAAAATCAGGAAGTAGACGTTCAAACATCCAAAAAGGAAGATGAAATCTCCGCCAAACTTGATCTTATGTCCGACGACATAGACAAGTTCCTGGACGAGCTTTAGGCTGTAACTCAAGAACAGAAAATAGAATTTATTCCAAAAATTTTGGAATTATAAAATACTTGCTTAGTTTTGCTAACGCACAGCAAAGGGTGGTTCCTTTGACGACGGTGCGTTAAGTACGAACTAGGCCCGCCGAAAGGCGGAGCGCAACGAAAACCATTGCTGGGGTATGCCCTAGCACAAACGCGCCGTCAATTGGAAAGGGGCCGCTCTCGTTTTACGAGGCGGTCTTTTTCATTTTACCCCAATGCTGCCGGTCGATTTTGACCAAATGACTGATCCTGCCACGCGGCGGGCTGGAAAAGCTATGTCTTATGAATTATAAACCAAAGACTACCAGGATTAGCCCCGGGCTGAGGGTGAAGCGTTGCCTCCCCTTCAAGCTCACTAAAGAACAGAAGGACAGGCGGCAAGAAATCATCCAAAGGATCAAATCAAATGGAAAATGAGAGTAGTCGAACTGATAGTCCTTTAGACTTCACGCCGGAAGAAATCCGCTTCCTGGTCGAAGGTCTCAACAACATTATCAATATCCGACAGCGGCTAATTGCCTATTGCCTCAAGAACGGTAGGCATACCCGGGCAAGCCGGTTGACTGCTCAACAGAACGCGGATGAAAACTCAAGAAAATGGCTAAGGGAAAAGCTAGTGGAAAAAATGTCGTCCGGCTTGTAGATCGGATGCTCCGCCAAATGGACGCGGCAAAAGATTTGATCCAATTGGACATTGCCTTTGGGAATCTTGAGACCGCACTTCAGGCCGCGAAGATTAAAGGGCTTGAGGAAATAGCAAACGCCGTCATTGCCAAAGATTTGGTCTCCTCCAGAGAGGGACGGGATATGATAATGACGCTACCGATAGACGACCCCATGGGGGTAGTAGACAGAATGAAACAAAGCGTGAAGACTTATGAAAATGAATTGGCCGACCTATGAGTAAGATTGTCAGAAAAAAAAGGGACAAGCCCTTCGTTATGATCGGTAGGGACGCTTCTCAAGACGTGGAACTGTCTTGGAAGGCCCGGGGAATTCTCCAATATCTTCTTGGCCTACCCGACGGTTGGGAAATCAACATGGAAGACCTTGTCAAGCGGTCGAAGAAAGACGGAAAGGCGTCGCTACGGTCTGGAATCCATGAACTGATTATCGCCGGTTATATGACCCGGAAACTGAAGCGGAAAGACCAGGGCGGGCAACTGGCTGGATATGACTACGAAGTCGACGACGTTCCCGTACCTCCTGAGAAAAGATCAACGGACACCATTGTCCGAAAATCGAATAACGGTTCCACCGTTGTGCGGTTTTCCGATAACGGGAAAACCGATAACGGGAAACCGAACACTAATAAAGAAACAGAGAAAGAAGAGAAACATAGTAATAAAGAAGAGAGAGGAACGCGCTCTATTTCTGATGTTCCTAGGGGTGATTATGACAATGAAATTTCATTGGAGGATGAAGTCTTCTCGAACTGCGTGGAGGAAATCCGTAAACAGCCAAGACTACCTCAAATCATTTGCACCCGGGCGCGGCTTGAACTGACAAAGAAAGAATTCTACCACGAAATGAAGAAATGGATCAATCACAGAATCCAGGATCATGCTTTCGTGGAAAAAGCACATACCCGTCTACTCAGTGGCCGGGGCTCCTTCTTTTCGTGGGTGAATACTGACAAGACCCGGACGAAGTACGCTGCTCTTCGTGAACAAGGCGAAGTCAAAGAAGGCGTCCTCCAGGGAGAAAGCCCGCTGGCAAAACATCGCCAACTGATTGAGGAAATGAAAAAAGAAGACGCCCTATGACCAAAGCAATAGAAAGTCCGCTCCTGAAGGAGCTTACAGGTCTCGATAGTCTCAAGCCGTCAGCCGTCAGCATTGAAAAGCAACTAATTTCAGCTTGTCTTTTCTTTCAAGATGGATTCCCGAAAGCCATTGATCTAGTTAAGGCCGATCACTTTTTCGACCCGCGAAACCGGTTGATCTTCGAGGCAATGACCAGTATTTTCAATTCCCAAAGGGAGGTTGAGCTTTACTTGGTTGCTGAAGAAATGACGAAGCGGGGAACGCTCCAGGAAGCCGGCGGGATGCCCTACTTCCAGGAACTCCGGGGAAGAGTCTCTTCTTCCTTCTACGTTGAGGATCATTCTTTGGTGGTTGCTGAGAAGTATATCGCCCGCACAGGCATCGAGGTAGCGAACAACTTCTCCGACGCTCTTCTCCGCAACGAAGACGTTTTCGAGCAAATCGACGGACTGGAAAACTGGATTGGGGGCGTGAACGGAATTGGTCCGGACTCAAAACCTGAGCTTGCCGGTGACATTGGGGATCGGTACTTACAAAAGTTGGAGGAGTTTGCCGCGGATGAAAATGCGGAGGCCCCGGGCCTGAGTAGCGGTTACAAATCGCTTGACCGCGTTACCACCGGATTTCATCCTGGCGATCTCATTCTGGTCGCTGCCCGCCCTGCAATGGGTAAAACCGCTTTCGCAATGGGCCTCGGGCGCAACGTTGCCCGGAGGAAAGACAAAGGCGTCCTCATTTTCAACCTGGAAATGTCAAAGGATCAATGCCATGGCCGCAATCTGAGTGCTGAGTCCGGAGTCCCTGGAAACCGCTTGCGGGATTGGTCAAGGCTCAGAAAAGACAAAGTTGCTCGGGATTTAATGCACGAAGCGAACGCGAAGATCAAAACCTGGAGTCTTTTCATTGACGACACCCCGGGAATCACATTGTCCAAGGTCCGAGCAAAAGCCCGGGAAACGGCGCGGAAAATGGCAAAGAAAGGGACTCCGCTTTCCATGATAATCATTGATTATCTGCAATTGATGGGGACCAACGCCAAAAAGGGACAGAACAGGGAGCAGGAAGTCGCAGGAATCAGCCGTGGGCTCAAGGCTCTTGCCAAAGAACTGGAAGTCCCGGTCATTGCCCTTTCCCAGCTATCTCGGGCGGTTGAGGCCAGGGGAGGGGATAAGCGGCCTCAACTGTCGGACTTGAGAGAGTCGGGATCGCAGGAACAGGACGCCGACATGGTGATGTTCCTCTACCGCCCGGAATACTACAAAATCACCGAAGACGAACAGGGCAATTCGCTCCTTGGAATGGCTGAAGTAATTGTCGGGAAGAACCGGCACGGCGGAGCCCGAGACGTCATTCTCCAGTTCAAAAGCGAAACAGGGGTTTTCGAAGAACTTGACAATCCAGACTTTTCGCTAACGGGCAATCACCCGTCGGCCCCGAAGACGCCCGCTGCTGCTGACTATAACGATACAGATTCATGGCTTGAGGACTTGCCCTATGGCAGTTCCCAGCACTTTCCTGAAGGGAGTCCCGTAGACCTGGACGAAAACATCCCCTTCGATTAACCCGCCAATACTGGCACAATATCCAATTACCATGCCGAATACTATTCCACATCAGGTTGATCCGGATTACCTGGAAGAAGCTCACACCAAGCGACATTTCGAAGACATTGACTTCGAGCTTTCCGAAGAAGACACCGACGAAAAGAAGAAGCGGGTTGCAGACCTGGGCCTTTACATCTTCAACCGGGAGGAACTGGCGAAGAAGTACAAGGAAATCATCATCAACACCCCTGACCCATTGGAGGCCCTGGACAGAGCTTATGAAGAGCTTGACGGCCTCCCCCGTAGCCGATACGGAGAACTGACGGTCAGCGAAGCCAAGTCAGAGCAAAAACTCCTGAACAAAGTCCTTTCCGCTGGCAAGGAAGTTCAACGGACCGAGCTTTTCGCTCTCCCTTACTACGACCTCAACCGGATGGGCCTTTACACCAAGGAGGGCAGATACATCTACGACCGGTCTCTCCAGGACAATGAACGTCAGAGTTCCATCCTGAACATCAGCGCGAAGTCCGCATAATTCATTCACCAAAATCAAACACAACACCAATGGAAAAAATTCAAATCAGCGTCAATAACGACGAAGGAAACGAAGTGGTAATCCGTACCGGACAAGCCCAAGAACTTCCTGTCCAGCAGCGCGAAACGCTCAGGGGAGTAATTACCACCCCTGCCGATTGGCTGGAACAGCGTACCGAAGCAGAGGACGAATACCTCAAATTCTCCGAAATGTCTACCATCGTAGACAAAGAAGACGGAACCATTACTCTTCGGACCAACGACCGGAATCTTCGCCACGGCGGTTTCACCATCATCGGTAGCCTCCTCATGGACCCGAAACTCCAGGAGTTGAACATCAATCAGGAGCACAAGGTCGCCCCGAAGAGTCTTCACCAAAAGCTGAAATTCCTGCGCCACCTTTTCGCAGACCCCGAAGAGCATCAATCCACCCTGGAAAAAATCCTGAAATTCAAAGGGGCCGTTACTCAGGTTCTCGAAAAGGAAGATAATCTCAAGGGGAGCAAATTGCACCACTTTGAGCAGAAGCTCGAATCCGAATTTGATTGCCGTTTCACCCTGAAGGCCCCGGTTTTCAAAGGATTCAACTCAGAGCAATTCGAAGTGGAGGTCTGTTTCCAGATTGACGGAATGTCCGTTCTCTTCTGGCTGGAAAGCATTGCCATGGAGAACCTGATCCAAGAAAAGAAGTCCGCGATCATTGATAGCGTTACGGAACGCCTCCGGGAACTCGGCGTCACCGTGATCGAGGCCTAAGAATTGAATAGTTATCGCATGATCGACATTTTGCTCCCCGGCAGTTGAGCCGGGGAGCCTTTCAAAAAAAACATCCCTTATGGAACTGACGAAATTACGCGCTGGCCGCGCCGGAGTGATTCAACTCATGTCCGACAACAAAGAACGAAGCCTCAAGGAAATTGTAACCGTAGCAAAGCGGACGCAGAAGGAGACTAACGTAATCCTATCCCGCCTACTCGATGAACGCCTTATCGCTAAAACTCCCGCTGGCGGGTTCAAAAAGTCCTACCAATGAGAAGCGGAACATCTGCCTACGAAACGGCGCAACTCGCCGCGCTCCGACGCCTGGACCTCCCCCGGGAGGCCAGGACTTGCGCCCGTTTCTTCAGGGACTACTACTTCAACCATCCCGACGCTCCTTATGCGAACCGGGATCAACTCCAGGAAGTAGTAAAAATTCCCACGACCAACGCTTCCCGGGCCATGAGCAACCTGAAGGAAGAAGGGGTGATCTTCGACACCGACAAACGCCGGGGGCGTCAAGATTGCTGCCAGTACGAACCGGACCCCGAAAAATGGGCAACCCACCGGCAAAACTACCTGAACCGGAGAAAGCACCGCAGAGCGGAAGGCATCCTAAATGACTTCGGGCACACCATGGACCCAAAGCTCCGCGAAATGTTCCAGGCCTGGGGCCGTCAATCGGTGATTGTATGACCCGTCCCGCCCAAATCTACTTTATCAGCATGGCCCTGTTTGCGGTCTTTTACGCCCTGGCCGTGCCCGTCCTTGATCTGCTTTGCGGCATGGTCGCACTTGGGGCGGCTGGCGTCATGCTTTACAAGGCAAAAAATCGGTATCGGATATGATGTGGAGAGCCTTAGAACGAAACCCCAAGCTCGGGCCCATCCTGGCCATCTTGTTTACGGTCGCTGGCGACTTGGCCGCAACCGCACTCAACGGGCCCAGCCTGATGCGTCAAGCAATTACCGTAACCATGATGATCCTACACGGTGCCGTGTTTACTTGGTGCTGGATGAGGGAGAGTAAAGTTGTTGAGAAATGA